CAACGAGTGGTACTGCCCGAGGTGTCGATGATGGCTGAACTGACCGCGCGGATGGACGCCCACATCCAGGAACTTCTGGACGAGCTTGGTGCTGAGTGGCTGACCCACACCGACGACTTGACCACAGTGGACGGAACCGGCTGCGCGATGGCGGGGCTGGCGTCCGATGGAGGCAAGGCAACAGGCGCGTTCATCAGCCTGCCGCAGGACGAGTACGAGAACGTGCGTGTCGCGTACTTCGTGGCTCTGCACGAGATAGGGCACCTGCTCCTGCACCGCAGCGACCGGGGCTGGGTCAGCCAGCCGTGGATCAAGACCACGTTGGCCCGCGAGGAATACGCGTGGCGATTCGCCCTGGCGGAGTCCCGCTACAAGGCCACGAGGGCGGTGTGGCGGCACATCGCTGAAGCCGTCACCACCTACCTGGAGTACACCGACGCCCGGTTCAAGAGCAGCGACCTGCTGGTGGCTCTGCTCACCGAGGCCCGAAAGGAGGCAGCATGAACGCTGAGGAACGAAGCATCCGCAACGGCGGCAACGGCGACAAGCCGCGCTGGATGAACGAGGACAACTGCGCCGGACTGCGCAGCGACGAACGCCGTGCAGCGGAGGCCAAGGCCGTCAGGGAACGACTCATGCCCGACGGGCTGCCGCTGAACTGCGGCGGCGAGTGCCTGCGCAACCCCTGCGCGACGTGCCCGTTCGCTCGCAAGAGCACGGCACCGAACGCCGACCGCATCGCGAGGCTGGAGGCCAAGGTCGAGCGGCTGTTCAACCTGGTCTACGGCCACGAGGACGACATCATCGAACTGGCAAGACTCGCAGCGGACAACGTGACCGCACACACCCTGCTCCACAGCCGCATCCAAAACCGCAAGAACGCGATCAAGATGCACGACGCCCGGTTGGACGACTTGGAACGGCAACGATTCCCTGGCAGCTGAGGATTCGCCCTTCAGCGAATCCCAGCTGCTAACGCAGGTTCCCTTCTTTGAAACTCTTTCAACCTTACGCGTGCGCACGTGCGCGAAGCGGCCGAAACCACGCGCTGAGGCGCGGCGGCCGCACGAACCTAGCCGGGGGAACAACGAAACCGTTCCCCGCCGACCGACCGAAAGGAGTTTGGCTGAAAATGTCACAGAATCAGACACTAAACATGAGGGGCCTGTACGACCACGGCCTTCGGCACCTGAACACCCGGCACCGTGGCCTGCCCTTCAGCGACCGTGAGGACGTGCTTCAGGACTCGCTGATCGACCTGGCCAGGAACAAGGGCCGGATCGACAACGCCGAAGCGTTCCTCACCGTCATCATCGACCGCACCGCTGCCACACGAGCCGTCCAGCTGACCCAGCTACGGGAGAACGAAACTCCGGTCGGAGACACGCGGCAGCAGGAGTGGGAGAACTACCACCCCGCGACGACCATCGCCAGCGCCACCTTCGCCGCCGACTTCGACGCCGGTGTGCGGGGGCTACCCGAGCCGCTGCGTGACGCGTTCATCGCCATCGACATTCGGGGGCTGAGCCAAGACGAAGCCGCCGTCGCCCTGGGCGTGCCGCAGCGCACGCTGAGCCGCCGCATCGACCTTGCACGTGACCTGATGAAGGAGGCCCTTGCCTAAGCTGGATCGGACAGACAAGGAGGCCATCGCCATGTTCACGTTGGCCATCGGCCCCGTTGTCACTGTCATCATCGCCGAAATCGTCAAGCAACTGACCTGAAAGGAGGGCGCATGAGCGTACTGCCGATTGACCTGACCGAGTTCCTGCTGACCGAACTGCGCCGGAACCGGAGGCCCAACGACGGGCTGCTGCATGCGTCCTCGCACCTGACCGGATCACTGCGGCATGCCCAGCTTGACGTGCTGGGCGCGCCGCGCATCGAGTCGGAGCTACTCAGCGAAATCACGCTGATGACCGGCACGATGTGGCACGACTTCATCCACACCGCGCTGCGCACGCAGGGCGTGCCCTACATGGCGGAGGTCAACATGACGCCGTGGATGCCCGCTGGCTGGGGCGGCACGCTCGACGGGCTGTTCCTTGACCCCGGCGTGGCGTTCACGCTCTGCGACTTCAAGACCACGAAGGGCGAGAGCATGCGCTACCTGCTGCGCGACGGCGCGAAGGATGAGCACATCTGGCAGACCAGCATCTACTGGCACGCCGCCAAGCTGATGCTCGCCTCGGCGGGCAAGCTCAAGAAGGTGATTGCCGTGTACTACCTACCGAAGAACGACACCCGTTCGAAGGACGAACTGATCGAGCCGGTGCTCATGGACTTCGAACCGATCCCGCTAGACAAGATCATGGCTGTGGCCAACGAGCGCGCTGACGCCGTGAACGACTATCGGCTCAGCCTGCCCAAGAAGCTGGACAGCCTGGACGCCTGGGTCACGGAGCAACTGGCCCCCGAGCAGGAGCGGGTGCAGGTCATCTACAACGACCGCAAGACCGGCACCTACGACGTGAAGCTGAAGCCCCACTGGTCGGCCGCGTACTGCCCGTACCCGCCGGAACTCTGCAACTGCTCAGCGCAGGGCGAGACGAAGATCGGGTACTACGACGCGGACGGCACCTACTACCCCCGCGACGGCTACGAGGATTTTGAGCCGGTGGTCGCACCATGATCGCGCTACTGATCTGCGGCGACCGCAACTGGCTCGACTTCGACACGGTGTGGTGCGACGTGAACGACATTCGCCCGGACATCGTGATCGTGGGCGGAGCGCGGGGCGCTGACGATGTTGGTCGCCGCGTGGCTGCCGATCTACAGATCGACCACGAGGTCTACCCCGCGAAGTGGAAGCAGTACGGCCGCAGCGCGGGGCCGATCCGCAACAAGGTGATGCTCAGCCGCCTAGAGCAACTGCGCCAGCTACCCGGCTACACCGTGCGGGCGCTCGCGTACCACGACAAGATCGAGGAATCGAAGGGCACGGCAAACATGGTCGCCCTTCTGGAAGAAGCAGGAATCGAAACGGAGGTTCGCACGCATGGCTAGCAGCGACGTACGCAAGGCGCTACGTGTCCCGTTCCCCGCCGACGAGGTTCGTCAGCGCGTGGGGCCGGGCGGCAAGAAGCTGGACTACATCGGCGGCGAGCAGGTGCTACGGCGTCTGCTGGAAGTGACGGCCGATGAAGAAATGGGCTACGCCTGGACGATCAACGGGTTCACCGTGGAGAAGCTGGAGACGCCGACCTTTGACGAGGACGGCAAGCAGACCGGCGTGTCCGTTCGCTGGGCCGCGACCGTCTCGGGTACCCTGCTGATCGCCGGTGATGCTGGCGGCGGGATCGGCGCGATGGTGAACGCCGAACTCGATATGGCCGTCAAGTCTGCCAACACGGAGGCCATCAAGAATGCCGCCAAGAACGGCTTCGGCGTGGCGCTGGAACTGTGGGACGCCGAGTACCGCGAGGGCCTGGACGCCCAGCGGCGGCTCCTGGGCGGCTCCGAGCAGGCCATGAAGCAGGCCGTCTGGAAGCTGGCGCAGCAGCGCGACCCGAACGCCAAGACCGGCGCGGCCGTGGCCAAGCTGTTCGGCCTCAAGGCCGGTGATCTGAACGAGAAGGAGACGCTCAAGAAGATCCTCAAGGACGAAGGGATCCTGGCATGAGACTTTACCTTGTCAACGGCATGGTGGTCAAAGCTATCTCTAAGAAGGGCCTGGCCGCTATTTTTGGAGGGGGCGACATCCCGGCCGAGACGCTGGAGATTCAAGAGTCCGACCGCAAGAAGCTGTGGGTCGCCCCGCAGCACGTAGTGGCTTGGACGCGGGAATCATGAGCGTCGAGAAGCTGCCGCAGCGGCGCTGGCTGGTGACGGTCACGCAGACCATCGAAGTCAACGCCCGCACGGCCGAGCACGCCGAGTACCTCGGAGAGGAACTCATCGAGAACTACGGTGGCGACACCAGTGACGTGCAGGTGGAGCAGCTGCCGGACGGCGACCCCGTAGACTGATGGCCGCCGCTATGGCAGCCCTGGCCATGGCGCAGTCAGCGATGGCTGCGCAGATGGCCGCGCTTCAGATGCAGATGCGTCAGAACGACTACGAGGCGCAACAGACGATGCGACGGCACAGGGCGGCCCAGTCGTCGGCCCGCGAGTTCGGTGGGTTCGACATCGACCGCAACAACCACTTCGACATCGACAGGAGGTAACGTGCCCCGCTTCAAGCGGTATAAGTACGACGCATGGGCGGCGGTGATGTTCGCGTGCTACACGAACGACGCGCCGAAGGTGGTCGCAATCGACACCGAGACGAGCGGGGTGGCTTGGGACGACGCAGCGTTCTGCGTCACCATTTCCTGGCGTTCTCCGTACGGAGCCATGCGCTCCGCGTACATCGACCTGGAGGACGACGAGTCCGGCACCCGCAGGGAAATGATCCGGCAGATGCTGAAGCTAGCGCAGACGTGGGTATTCCACAACTGCAAGTTCGATCTTCAGAAGCTGGAACTCAACGGCGTGCTCCGCGAGGGCTGGAACGGCCGCACCATCGAGGACACGCAGATCATCTACTCGCTCATCAACGAGAACGACCGCAAGGGCCTGAAGTACCTGGCGGCCAAGATCCTGGGAGAGGAAACGAACGAGGACGAAGTGCTCAAGGTCGTCCGGCGCAAGCTGAAGCTGAAGAAGGACGACGGGTACCACCTGCTGCCGCGCGAAGTCGTGGCTCCGTACGCTATGAAGGACACGGAGTTCACGCTGCGGCTGTACGAGACGCTGTACCCGCAGCTGGCCGATGACCTGATCGACCTCTACCGCTTCATGATCGACTTCGAACTCGCGCTGCTCCAGATCGAGGGGCACGGCATCGGCATCGACGTGGGCTACCTCGCCAAGGCGAAGTCCGAGTACGGCGTGCGGGTGCTGAAGGGCGAGCAGGAACTGAACCGGATGGCCCGCGACGAGACGGGCATCGAGGGCAAGTTCAACCCGAACTCCCCGAAGCAGATCCAGGAGGCGTTCGAAGCTCGCACCGGCAAGCGGCCCGAGTCCACCGACAGGGCCACGCTGGAGAAGATGGACGACCCGTTCGCGGAGGCGCTGCTCCAGTACCGTAGCGACAAGAAGATGCACAGCACGTACCTCGTTCCCATGCTCGCCGAGCAGCGGGACGGGGTGCTCCACCCGAACTTCAACACGTCGTTGCCGCGCACGGGGCGTATGTCCTCGTCGGCAGCGAGCAACCATTAGGAAGGAGGCAACATGAAGCTGAGCGAGAAGATGCGGCGCGACCTGATCGCCGCGTGGGAGGACTCCGAGACGTTGGAGGAGGCCGTCCTCAACATCCAGGTCGTCGTGGACAAGTTCCGCCCGGCTGGCCTCCCCATCGAGGAGCGGGAGTGGGGCGGCTGGGACAACAACCCGTACTCCAATCCGGAGAACTGCGGCCTGACGCTGCTGGCCAGCGCCGAGGAAGATGAGGCGTGGCAGTTCGACATCATCGCCCTCTGGCGGGACGACGCTTCCGGGCGTCTGTTCATGGGCCAAGACAGCGGGTGCTCGTGCCCGTCGCCGTTTGAGGACGTCACGAGCGTATCCGACCTCACCGAGGTCGTGACCTTCCCCGACGTGATGCAGTTCATCGCGTCGTGCAGCTACAGCAACCCGACGGACGCCAGCATGGGCGCACTCGTGCGCGCGGCAAGGAGTGCCGTCCGTGGAAGCTGAGGCAACGGTGGCCAAGGTGGAGCGGATCAAGCTGCTCCACCCGGTCATCACACATGAGCAGGCCCTGCTGATCCACCAGGCCGTGCTCGCACGCAACCTCGACCCGGAGCCGCTGTCAGAGAACGAGGACGAGGAGGCCCGCCTCCGCCGGGAAATGGCCGACCTGACGACGTTCTTCTCACACGCCGTCGAGGCACCCGAGGACTTCCCACTCCGCTCGCGCGAGGACAACAAGCGCCTGCTGCGGTCGGTGAAGCCCGTCCGGGGGCCAGCTAAGCAGCCGTCCGGGCGCAACAAGCGCAAGGCCCGGCAGGAGCGCCGCATGGGCGCGGCCAAGCGCCGTCGCAAGGAGAACCGCGAACTGCGGGAGGCGTACAACGAGGCTGTCCAGAAGATGGAGGCAGAGCGGCTGGAGGCGCAGGACGACTACCAGACCGAAATCGAGCGGCGCAAGGCTCGCTTTGAGTCCATCGCCATGAAGGAGAAGGTGAGCAACGATGAGCTTCAGGAAGTTCTGGAACTCTTTGGTGCGCCGCCAGAGGCCATCGAGCGAATCCGAGAACTCCGAGACGCAGACACCGCCGAGTCTCGACTTGACCGGGCCGCCGCCGTTGGTGCCTCAGTTCGGGAGGGCGGGGCGTAACCCCGAGCCGCTGTTCCCATATGGATGGGAGACGCCATCCAGCATGTTTCGGCGGTGCGACCTCTGCCCGTGGGAAGTGCGCAACGATGATCCTAACGTCCTGAACTGGGCGCTTCGCGACCATATGTACAGGAACCACCCAACGAAGGGAAGGAGGCCATCGTGAGGGTACCAGAAGCACCCGAGTTCAGCATCAAGAACGTAGTGTGGGCTGTCGCCTTCGCGGTGGCCCTCTACGTCGTGATGTGCCTGGGCTACTTGGTGTGGCACCCGCTCGCGCTGGTGCCAAACAGCCTCCTGCTGATTGTCGCCGTGTACCTGATCGGCGGGGAACTCTGGAACAAGAGGCAGAAGTGAATCTCCAGAACATCCCCCGCAGCGATAAGGTGGTGAAGCGGGCCATCGTACCCCGACTTGGCGCACTGTCGTTCTTCGACTACAGCGCCATCGAGCCGCGACTGTTCGCGTACTACGCGGCGGAAATGGGCTTCCCTGAAATGGCCGAAATGGTCAGGGCAGGGATCGACCCGTACACCGCAGTCGCTGCGCTGATCGAGCAGAAGGAGGACATCACGCCCGAGGAGCGCCAGCACTGGAAGGTGTTCTTCCTCAGTTTGATGTACGGGGGCGGTCTGCGCACGATCATGGCGCAGTTCAACTGCAACACGAAGCAGGCCCGCTCGATGGTCAACCAGTTCCACGAGAACTTCCCAGCGGTGCGCAGCATCCAGGACACCGTGGCGCGCGTGTCGGCGCAGCGAGGCTACATCCTCGGCATCGACGGACGCCACCTGCACCCGGAACCGCACGGCGAGCACAAGATGCTGAACAAGCTGATCCAGGGCGGGGCCGCTGGCATCATGAAGCAGGCCACGCTGCGGGTTCACAACTGGCTGGTCGAGAACGACCACGACCTCCAGTCGCGCATCATCAGCATCGTGCATGACGAGCTTCAGATTGACGGCCCGACCGATGACGTGGGCGAACTGCACCGTCAGGTGCCCGCACTCATGATTCACGAGAAGGTCAACGCCGTCGTGCCCATCGAGGTAGACCACGAGGTCAGCACCACGAACTGGGCAGAGAAGATCCCCTACGACGAATGGAGGCAGAGTGCCTGACGAGTTCACAATCAAGGACAGCGGCGCTCGCGCCTCCTTCGCCGGGGGCATGGTGCGTGACACCGCAGAGGGCAAGATCGACTTCACGTCGGTGCTGTTCGGCCCCATGCTGAAGCGGTGGGCCGCGCACCTGACGAAGGGCCGCACGAAGTACCCCGACCCCGAACCGGGCATCCCGAACTGGACGCTCGCGCAGGGCCGTGAGGAATACGAGCGCGCGAAGCAGAGCCTGCTGCGCCACGTGTTCCAGTACCTCGATGGCGACCAGGACGAGGATCACGCCGCCGCGATCTTCTTCAACGTCAACCTCATGGAGTACGTGAAGGATCGCGCAGGGCGCGTGGGCAACTGGCAGCTGGTCGGCGATCAGCGGGGCCAGCCCTCGATCACCTGCAAGGCGGGCGACCTCAAGCCGGATACGCTTGTGCAGGCAGTCGGCGCACCGGGGTTGGACAATGGCCCGGAGTGACGGCGAGTTCCGCAGCAAGAACTACGTGATCGTGGACTGGGACGGCACGGCGGTCAAGAACGCCTGGCCCGAGCAGACCTACGAGTTCATGCCTGGGTTCGTGGACGCCATGTGGCGTCTGCACCGGGCGGGCCTCCAGCCGGTGATCGAGTCGTCTCGGTTCAACCCGAACGACTTCTTCACACAGGTGCCGACCGACCGCTCCATGGCGCAGGCCGCCGCCGAGCGTCAGTACGTCCGGCACGCACTGGACGAGGCGGGCCTCACGTTCGTGAAGATCCACGATCAGATCGGTAAGCCGACCGGCATGGTGTACATCGACGACAAGGGCGAGCGGTACACGGGCACTAAGCGCGCGTGGGCTGCCGTCGTTGACAAGGTGCTCATCCGTGCTGGCCGCTTCGATAGGGAGGCCGTATGACACTGACAGACGCAACCGCAAGGTGGTTCCTGGATCGGCGCGGCGTAGACCGCACGACCCTGGAAGCCTTCGGCGTGCGGTCGGAGGGTGAGGGGGTGACGCTCCCGTACCCCGACGGCGCTGTGAAGCATCGCAAGACGCTGGAGAAGGTGGACGGGAAGCACAAGATGTGGTTCGACCCCAAGTCTCCCGACAGCCGCCAGCGTCTGTATCTGCCGCCCGACTTCAGCACGACCGGCAAGTGGAAGATCGTGTGGGAGGGCGAGTCGGACACCATGGCCGCTTGGCAGAACGCGCCGCCCGAGGCCAAGCCGCACATCTGCGGCATCGGCGGGGCAGCCGCGTTCGGTGACAAGGGCCTGACCGACGACAAGATCCAGGAGTACTTCGGTGACGCCGAACTCGTGTTCTTCGTGATGGACAACGAAGATCCATACGAGGGCAGCGTAGCCTACGAGACAGTCCAGCGGGCCAAGAAGCAGATCGTCGGCAAGCTGGGCCGTAAGGCCCGGTTCGTCACCCTGCCCGGTTCGGCGCAGGACGGCTGCGAGTTCTGGCTGGCTGGCTTCGACTGGGCCGCGTTCCGAGTGCTGCTGGATGAGGCCAAGCAGGTCAGCTACCACTTCCGAGCCATCGACTTCAGCGGCGAGCGCCCCAAGCGCGAGTGGCTGGTTGACGGCTTCCTCGCCAAGGGCGAAATCGCCATGTTCAGCGGCGACGGGGGCAGCGGCAAGTCGCTCCTGCTCCAAGACCTCGCCATGCGCATGATCCTGGGCGAGCAGACCTGGCTGGGAATGGCTGTGGCCGGGAAGAAGGTCATGATCATCGACCAGGAGAACCCCGAGGACGAAGTGTGGGAACGCCTGTTCGCGCTGGGCATGACCAAGCAGGCCGCCGAGAACCTACGCTACGTGTGGTACCAGCACGTGCTACTGGACGACCACGAGCAGGTGCGGAAGCTGTACGAGGACGTGGCGAACTTCGCCCCCGACCTCCTGGTGCTCGACTCGCTGAGCCGCATGCACCTGAGCAACGAGAACGCCAACGAGGAAATGAACCCGCTGATCAACGACGCGATCTTCCCGCTGGCCCGCACCCTCGGCACGACCGTGGCGATGATCCACCACGTCCGCAAGGACGGTCGCACGCGCGGAGCCACCGCCATCCGCAACGCCGTGGACATCACGTACGACGTGGAACTCACTGAGGACAAGAAGCAGCAGATCGTCCGCCCCGACAAGCAGCGCAGCATCACCACCTGGGGGCATGCCCTCTACCTGACCCAGCGCACGGACGACAAGGGCAAGGTGCGCATCACAACAGAAATGGAGGATCTGCCGATCTAATGGCACGTCAAGTCAAGCTCGATATGGACTCCGGGCACCACCAGACCGTGACCGTACCGGAGGGCTTCAAGATCCACGACGTGCTGATCACGGCAGAGTCGCCAAGCGCGTGGGTCATCATCCCGACCGTGACGGGCGGTGCTTTCGCGGCCCGAGCGGGCACGATCCTGAGCATCGCCGTTGAAGACGATGAGGTCGTCAATGGCGGATCTTCCTGAGCTAGGGGATATGATCCCGAAGGTGGAGGGCACGTTCATCGAGCAGGGCGGCAAGCTGTACTTCCGCTGCAAGACCTCGGCGATCCCTCAGCACGACCTCATCCGCATTGGTTTCCGGCTGTACAGCGTCGGAGAGTACGTGGCGATGATCGACGCGTGGGAAGTCACGCCGTTCCTCGCCGCGATCACCGACCGAGACTGGGAGTTACTCACCGATGGCGACTAACTACCAGCGCGGTCGGGCGTTCGAATACCGGACGCGGGACAAGCTGTACGAGCAGGGCGCGGAGTACGTCATGCGCGCTGCTCAGAGCAAGGGCAAGGTCGATCTGATCGCGCTGTTCCCCGAGTTAGGGGAGTGCATCCCGCACGTTTGGATCGTCCAGTGCAAGCGGGACGGTAGGCTCTCCGTGTCCGAGCGGAGTGCGCTACTAGACATCGCACAAGACACCGGCGCTCAGCCGTACCTGGCCAAGACCGGCAAGAACGGCAGAGGCGTCGTTTTCCAACGACTCACAAAGGAGACATAGTGGCATCGAACTACCGCACCGTCATCGGCATCGTTCAGTTCCCGCCCCGCGATGGGGAGGCAGCTGACAAGCCCGTCCGCAATATCGTCGTGAACTCCGTCGGCTTCAAGGAGCAGGCCGTCCGCGTGTCGGCAACGCTCTGGCCGTCCCACAAGGACGTAGCCGTCGAGGAGAACGATGTGGTCATTATGGAGGGCAAGTACTCCAAGACCAACAAGACCAAGGACGGCGAGCCGATCACCTACCACAACCTGTCAGTCGCCCGCATCGCTGTCATCGGCAAGGCCGATCCCGGCGAGCAGGCCCCCGTCGATGACAACGACGTGGAGCCTGACGCGGACGAAGACATCCCGTTCTAGGGAGCGCAGCTTGTCCCGCCATCTGGACGCAGAGGTCAGGGAGTACCTTGGCCTCTGCGAATCCCTAGCCGAGCGGTACAGTCGGGGGGCGCGGGACGAGTACGACGACCTTGTGCAGGAGGGGCTGATCGCTGTCTGGCGAACCCTTCGCAGCGGCAAGGCGGCTACCGCCGCGCCCATCGAGAACCGCATGAAGAACTGGCTGAAGCTCCGCAGACGGCAGCTGAACCAAGGCAAGGCCGAATACGACAAGCTCCTACCAATACAGGAGGAAACAGCTGTGGAGAAGTCACCGCACCGTCAACTTGAGGGCCACGGCCCTGATGAGGCGGTCTAGGTACAGCGAGAACGCTATCATCCGCATGGTTCAGAACTACAGCGCGCTCAAGGAGGTCGCGGGCACGAAGCCTGGGCGGCAGCTTGAGACGCTCCTGCGGATGGCAGACCTTGACCGAGCACTGGCCCTCCTGCCCCTGGATCTTTGGAAGGTCATGCTCGTGCATGGCCTGATCGGCGTTCCACAGGCAGAGACGGCAGCTGAGCTTCACCTGAGCCAGCGCGCCATCAGCAAGCGGTTCCATCGGGGCATCGAGGAACTGTACTTCCACATGAATCAGGAGGAACTGAGTGAGCAAGCCTAAGAACCCGGCTTCCGCATACGTCGAACTGAAGGAGCAGGGCAAGACGAACCAGGAGGTCGCCGACGAGCTTGGCGTCTCCGAGGCGTCAGTTCGCCGTGGCCTCCACGCTGCGGGGTACAAGCCTTACCTGATCCCGAACTACGCCCGGCGCAAGCTGGACGTGGCGCTGGAGAAGCCGCTCCGCATCGACGTGCGGAAGTCGGGCGCGGGCGCGGTGACCGCCGACTGGCATCACCCGCTCGCTGACTACGACCTGATCAACAGCTTCCTCGACCACGCAGTCGAGATTGGGGCCACGAACTGGCTCCTGGTCGCAGGAGACTGGTTCAACATCGACGCCCTCTCGGCGTTCGATAGCAAGGACGAGAAGAACGCCAACCTGGAGGCCGAGTTCTATGGCTCCAACGAGACGATGCGCCGCGTGCTCACCGTCTTCGACAAGGTGTACCTCTCGTGGGGCAACCACGACGCCCGCGTCCACAAGTCCCTGGGCTACAAGGTCAGCTTCGCCCGCGCTATGCGGATGATGTTTGCCGACCTCGACACCGAGGAACTGGAGAACGTGGCGCTGTCGAACCTCGACCACGTGTACATCGACACCCCGAACGGGCCGTACTACGTGTGCCACCCGAAGTCCTACGCCAGCGTGCCGCTGACCACCGCGCGCAAGCTCGCCGGGCTGAACCTGTCACACGTCATCACCGGCCACTCGCACCACACGGCCATCGGCCACGACCCAAGCGGCACGTTCGTCTGCGCTGAGATTGGCGGCTTCTTCGATGCGGCCAAGACGCAGTACCTTCAGCGCACGACCACGTACCCAAAGTGGCAGAACGGCTACGGCTTCATCGACACTGACGGGTACCTGGCTCTTGAGGGCCAGGGCTGGAGCAACCGCATCGGAAGGAGGATCTAGTGGCAGAGTTTGAATCGTTCCTCGGCGCACTCACTGAGGACGAGCGGGCGGCCCTGGCCAAGGCCATCGTCGCCAAGGCGGAGGCTGAGGCGTACGTGGCCAACGTGAACGCCAGCATGATCAAGGCGGGTAATGACGTGAACCGCACGCTGGTGATTGACGGCGCAATCCTCGATACCGAGGCCCAGTGCAACACACTAATGCGCTGGAACCGCATGGAGCCGAAGTGCGATATCCGCATCCTCGTGAACACCCCCGGCGGCTCGATCTTCGACGGCAACGTGCTGGTCAGCACGATCAAGGACTTGCAGCGTAAGGGCCACAAGTTCACGATCAAGGGCGCGGGTGCCGTGTTCAGCTTCGGCGCTGTGCTCCTGTCGGTGGGCGACCGGCGCATCCTGGACAAGGACGCCGTGGTCATGATCCACTCTCTCCAGGCCATGGGCCAGGGCCTCACCGGCTCGATGGAGAGCGTGGCCGACCAGACCGAAATGCTCCGCCAGGTCAACAATCGCCTCCTGGGCGCGCTGGCCGAGCGGTCGAACCTCAGTCGCGAGAAGCTGGAGGAAATGACCCTCCGCAAGGATCTGTTCCTCAGCGCCTCCGAGGCGCTGAAGTACGGCTTCTGCGACGAGATTGAGTAATGCTGGGCCACGGCGGCGTGCCGTGGCCATTCGTCCGGCGTTCCCGCTTCATCAAGGAGTTGGAGCGCCAGGGCGAAGCCTACCGGCAGAACGTCCGCGCCGCTGAGGCCGACGCAGCCCAGTGGCGCATGCGCTACAACGATGCGGAGGACGAGTTCCGCGAGACGGTGCGCCACCTTCAGGGCTACTACGACCAGGAGCACGTCCTGCATCAGGTGCAGACGGACTCCCCCGACGGAGTGCCCGAGCACTTCATGGCGCTGAAGGTTGAGCGCGACGTGTACACAGACGCCGTGGTGTTCAGGGTGCGTGTCTCCCGCATGATGTTGGAGCGGTGCCGCGACCTGCGGATAGTGTACGAGACAGTCCTGAAAGACCTCGTGGCCGGGATGATGCAGGAGGCCACGAACCCAACTCTCCCAGGAGGGAAAACATGAAGAAGTGGCTCGTCGCGCTGGCGGCAACGTTGGCGCTCATGATCCCCGCACAGGCCAAGGCGTTCGGGGTGTTCGGACTGGTGAACAACCCGTCCGGCGTCACCTGCGGCTCCAACTGCCGCTGGTTCGTGCGGGACTTCACGCAGGGCACGTTGCTCTCGTGGCCCGCTACTCCATACAACGTGTCCGCTGGGGCGGTGCGCAGCTACCCTAACGGCGGCGCGCTGCTCTGGCTCACCTTCGGGTGGAACGCCCTGGGGTATGGCTACTACTACAACCACAACTACGAGGCGTACGCCCGCTTCACCTGTCCCAACGGCATCCAGTACCGCTACAGCGAGCATCACTCGTTCGCGCCCGGCGGGGATGGCCACGACTGGTGGATGGGCACCTACTCGTCCTGGAGCACGTGTCTCTACTCCGCCACGACCGATGGCGCGGTAGACACCACGGTCGCCGGGGCAGCCTACGCCCCTAAGCTGCGTGGGGCGGCTCCCGCGAAGGACAGCGGACGCACGCTGCTGCTCAAGTGCGCTACAGGCGATCAGCGCGCATGCACGAAGCTGGACAAGCTCAACCCATAGAGAAATGGCCCCACCCTGGGAAACCAAGGTGGGGCCTTTTTCTCGTTCTACGCCTGAAGGGCTACGATGGCGTTGTCGATCTTCGCGTTCAGCGCCGCCTCTCGGACTAGCCCTGCCGCGATCTGCGCCTTCTCATCGGCGACGGTTTGCATCGCCGCGTCCAACCGGGCCTGCGTGTCCGCGAGTACTGCGTCCACGTCGTCCAGCTGGTGGTTGAGGTCGCGTACCGTCTCGGCGAAGTCGAACAGGTTGTACACGAGGCCCTCTGGCCCCTTGTACGCGCCGCTGTTGTACGTGCTCCAGGCTGTGTAGTTCTTCGTGCCTCCGCTGGTGAAAGCGAAAGCCCACTGGGCAGCCTTGAGCGGGTCGTCGCAGTCAGCGTCGCTGATGTCCGTGTGGATGCTGTTGATCTGGAGCCATCCACGGTCGATGGTGCCGTTGTCGTTCGTATGACGCGCATCCGTACGCAGCCGGGACTCCGCCCAGCCGATGCACGGCATGAGCACGATGCCCTTGTTGCGCCGGAAGCCCGCCGCGTAGCAGACCGCATTGGCCTGCGCGAAGGTCATCTGGCTCACACGTAACTCCTGTACTGGGCGAAATCGCCCCGGTAGTGGACGGGCAGGTTCAGCGGGCCGCTCTCGCTGCCGTGGCTGATAACCCGACCGCCTCCGATGTACACAGCGACGTGCTCGTACGTAGGGCCTCGGCCGTACAGCACGAGGTCACCCGGCCGAGGGGCGTCAACCCGCCGACCATGCGCGGCCATCGTGCCCGTATAGCCCGCACGGAAGTTGAGTCCGTTCGGGTCTGGGGCACCGGCCACCCAGTAGCAGTACGTCGCCAGAGAGGAGCAGTCTGCGTAGTGCGGGTAGTTCGGGGGCTTGATGCCGCCGTTGATACCCGACCACCGTAGGCTGCCCTGGGTATAGTGGATGCTGGGCGAGTGCGAGGCCAGGAACAGCGCCTCCTTCACGATCCGATCCCGGACGTTGCCGAGAGGGATGTGGTAGTGCCCGAGCAGCCAGCACCCGTAGGGCGGGATGTGCGGCCGTAGTGCGTCGTACGTCTTCGGCCCCACCTGCCCGTCGGCCCGCAGGCCGTGGTGCTTCTGGAACGCCTTGACCGCCACGACCATGCCGACCCGAAAGTTCCGGTTCAGCCGGACTGGCTTGCCGAAGGGCGTGCGCTTGAGGCCGTACTTGACCCCGAGCACGTCATCGCCCGACATTCCGCGCTTGAGCGTTCGCTGGAGCCTAGCTGGGCACGCCATGCTCTGCGTCCTGATCGTTGCCGTCGGGTTCAGGCGCGTTGTCCATTTCGTCGCCGGGGAAGAACTTCTTCCCAGGATCGCCGGTCACGCGCAGGAACCACTCCACGATGCGCCAGAACATTAGACGCCCGCGTTCGGGAAGGGCGACTCACCCTTCGATGCGGCAGCGATAGCTGCGCGTAGTGCGGCTGCGGCTGCGGCCGTCAGGGCTGCAAGCCCAGCTGCCTTCTGCGCGTCCCAGTTCGGGGCCGTCAGGATGCCCGACACCAGTGGAACGAATACTGCTACGAACGTCACGGCGGCGTGCCGCGCGACACTCTGCCAGAATGGGGACAATGCAACCTCCTTAGTCGCACTTGAGTACGTCGAGTGCCTTGCGTGCCCGCTGCCGCTGGTGTAGTGACTCGCGGTCGCGCTGCACTCCCTGAAGGATCAGCTTCGGGTCGATGCCGCCGAGCTTCTCCGGGTGGTTCTTTACAACGTCGATGGATCGGGTGATCTGGTCTTGCAGTTCCCGGATGCCGATGTCCTGCGTCTGGCGCAGGCCACAGAGCGCGGCGGCGGTTTGGTTCGCGGTCGTCGCGAGGCGATGCGACTGCGTGGACAGCCACCAGGTGTTGGCGCACACGAGTGCGAACGTCAGGGCCACCGCTACCCACAGTAGGCGCAGGTTCATGGGTGACCTCCCGTCGCAGCGAATGGATGGAACACGTTGATCAGGAACGTGGCGATAGCGATGATAGCGAGCACGCCCGCCACCAGGCGGTCGCGGGCCGTCCACGCTGCGCCGCTGCGCTCGTCCAGCCTGTCGTCGATCAGCGCCTCTAGCTCCGTCTCCGACTTGATCGTGTTCGCCAGCCGAGCGACCTGAACGTCTACCGGGCCGCCCCGAAACAGGGCCGTCTTCTCAAGGATACTGAGCCGCGCCTCCAGTGCCGCCACCTGCTCCCTAGAAGCCAGGTGCTGAATGAGACGAAGTTCCATCTCGGCTAGCTCAGCGCGGAGAGTCTCACGTGATACCGAGATGCGCTCGTCTGCCACTTAGGCTCCTCCTCCTACTTGATAGGGAAACAGGGAACAGGAAGGGCGGTCGGCCAGTGGGCGTCAGGCGGCAGAGGCCCACAGACTACTTGTCCAGGCGCTCCAGTTGCTCCAGGATTTCCCTTCGCTCCTGTTGCGCCCTTCGGGCCACGCACTCCAGCTGGGCCTTCAGCGCCGCGTCGGCCCTCATGACCTTCCAGGCCACGAGGCCCAGGAGGCCCAGGCTTGCCAGCTGCCCCAGTAGGGCCAGCCACTCCCCGAGGCCCAGGGCGAGAGCCGCCAACGACACGGACTGTGCGAGGAATGCGAACGACAACGCGCTTCCCATGTACACGAATCACCACCTTCTGTCCAGGCTTGCCCCGTGGGCCGCGTGGCCCCGTTGGGCCAAGCCGATGTTCGATCACGGTGATGCGCTTCGTGTTGATCGCCAGCTGATGCTGCTGGTGCTGCGTGCGAACCAGCAGGGTTACGTTGAACAGCGTGCCCAACGCCAACAGAATCGAAGCTACATGGACAAACCCTAGCTTTGCCATGGCTCAGTACGCGTGCCTGGCTGGCTGTGCGCGCCGAACCGGCGGCCTAGGTGGGAGGATCGGCCGACGGCCGGAACCTGGCGTGGCGTGCCGCAGGCTCTGCTGCTGGAGGTAGTGCTGTAGGGCTGCGCGGGTGTTACCCAGCGGCTGGCCCTCGTCCTCCTGCCCTGCCACCGACCTCAGCAGTCGGCTGCGTAGATCCTCGCGGGCTGGGTCTACCGGCTGCGTCGTACGCAGATGGTCGCCCAATAGGTCGTTGCGACCGCGATCTGCCGCTGGGTCTGCGGTGCGCAGGGGTGGCCCATTTAGTAGGTTGCCGTACCCGCTCAGGTCGCCGGGGATGTAGTAGCCGTTGTTGTCGCCCGCGTGGAGCGGCGTCGGCGTGATCGGCTGATCCGCGTGAACATCGTTCGGGTCAGGCTTCGGGATCGCCGGTGCGGGCTGTAGGCCGCCGTGCAGCGCGGGATCCTCCGGGATGTACTTGCGCTGGTTCAGCTGCGCCCCGTATCGCTTGAGCAGCGACCGGATGTCGATGCGGCCTGGTCGGGCCACTGGCCGTGGGATGCGGGAACCGCCCCCGGTGCCTACGATCATGGTCATACTGGCCTCCTAGCCGTATCGTCGAGCGCCCATGTAGTCTGAGCGTCCCGCGAGATTGCTTACGTGGACTGTGCTCCCGGTGCGGGGAGCCTCGATGAACTTACCGCCGCCGACGTACATGCCGACGTGGCCTGGCAGCCCGTTCTTGCTATCGCTGCCTCGGAAGAACACGGCATCGCCCGGCTTCAGCTGGCCTCGTCCGATGGACGCGCCTGCCTTCCACTGGTCGTAGGTCACGCGCGGAATCTTCACCCCGGCCTTGCCCCAGGCGTACTGGAGTAGGCCCGAGCAGTCGAAACCACCCGGCTGGCTGCCTCCCCACACGTAGGGCGTGCCGATGGCCTCCTTGACCGTGGCTAGGGCGCTCTTGGTCGCGCCGTCTACCGCCCCGTGGATCACGGGGATGGAGTTGTTGCCGTCGCTGACCGTCGTAGCCGTCTGACCCGGCCCCATCCGCGAGCGCAGAAGCGCCAGTTGAACGATGGAGTTGGGGTCGATACGGTGCCCCTGGGCCAGTTCGTTGCTGTTCTGGATCAGGTAAGCGGTCACGGCCTGCTTGAAGCCGTCAGGGCCGCCACCATTCGCCGCCTGCGGCGACGATGCGCTCAACGCGGCCACTGACCCGTCTCCGGTGCCCGTGAGCTTAGGAGGGCTTACAGGGCCTGAGCCTAGAACGCGCAGAACACCCGAGCCGGTGCCCCATGTTCCGAGGGACTTACTGCTGGCGAGAGACTGGGCGCTTGCCCGTCCGCCCCGCAGGCCGGACACAATGTCGCCATAGTGGCCGTTGAGCAGAGTTTGCACTGTAGCGCGAATCCCCTGCCCGGCGTTGCGGTAGGACTTGACGCCGACGCTGTTGATGGAGCCTGCGCCCGACGCGCCCTGGGTCGTATTGAGTGGGTTGAAGTTTGCATTGTTCGCGGTACCGCCTCCTTCAGCCTTCTGCCACGCGTCAAGGAAGCGCACGTTCTGCGGGGTGGCAGGAGCGCCGATCCCTCGCAGGATCAGACGCTCCCAGTTGCGTGGTAGGGCCATCCGACCTCCTTAGAAGTTGGACTTCAGACTGGAGGCCATCGCTGCGGCGTTCTTCTTCTTCCGCCGACGGCCCTTCTTGATGTGGTGTTCCTCACGGTACAGCTTAGCTGCGGCCTCGGGCGAATAGTCACGCTCGTTGAAGCCGAACAGCGACGACAGCTGCTGCCGCACGTCCTTCGTGTACAGCGTTGGGTCGCCCTTCTTGGTCTTGTCCGAGGGTGCCCCGCCGAACTCCGTCTTCGCGAGCTTGACCTGCGGCAGCTGCGCGAATGTCTCGTTCAGCGCCTCTCCCACAGGCCCGGTCACATGCCGTCCGCCGGGTAGCTCCAGGCCCTTAGCCTGTGCCCCCGAGAACAGCTGCTCTCCCGTGATGCCGCCGATGGCTCCCGAGACAACCGGGTTCAGCTGGCTGCCCAGGGCCTCGCGTGGCCCCTTCGGGCCTGCGCCGACCAGAGCGGCCAGGGCCGTGGCGTCGTCCGCCGCAGCCGCCAGTGGGTTGTATCCCGCCGTGAGCGCGATCTTCTGCCTCCCTCGGATCTGCTGGCCGAACAGGAGTCCCAGTACGCCGCCCTCGTGGCCACGCAGCGGAACAGCGCCCTTCATGAAGTCCGGCAGGTTGCCCAGTTCCCTCTTGGCCTCCGAGTCACCGAGCGCGCCCAGCTGGCTGAGCACGATGGTGCGGACAGGCCGCGAGAGCACCTGCTCCTTGCCGAAGCGCAGAGCGTGGCGATCCCAGTTGTAGAACGGAACCAGCGCGGAAATCATCTTCTCAGCGCCGTTCAGGTGGTAGTACTGCCCGGCCCAGTCCGTGACGCGCTTCTCGATGGCGGCCGCCATGCGCGGATCCTTGGTGAGCGTGCGGGTCGCCTTCTGGAACGCCTCGTCTCGGGCCATGCCCTGACGACGGTACTCGCGGAACAGCTTGCGGAAGTCGGGTAGCGTGGTGACTGCGCCGAGGATGGAGGCCCGCTGCGTTGCGCGGTAGGCCACCTTCTCCGTCACGCCGAACAGTCCCGTCTTGGCTCCGAACGAGAGCGGGTTCCGCGTCATGGCAGCCGTGCCCTCCAGGGCCATGGCTCCGTGCTGGAGGTAACCCATCTGCTCGTCCACGAACTCCTCTGGCATGAGCTTGGCCATGATCCCGGCCATTTCACCGTTCTGCGCCTTTTCGAACTTGGCTGCGGCACGGATGCCGTGTGCTGAGCGAATGGCCTCGTAGACACCGCGCGTGAACTCCACCGGGTTGGTGGCTGCGGCGTACATGAGGCTGTTGCCCACGACGTTATTGACGAAGTACCGGGGCGCGAAGCCCAGGATGGCGAGCTTCCAGACGCGGACAGGGTTCTTGGCGACCTGCTTCAGAAGGGTGTGCGTGCGCTCAATCTCCTTCACGTACGCCTCGGGCGAACCGTCCCGCACGAGCGTGTAGTAGCCGTGCTCGTCCTGGAGGCCGTGCTCGATGTTCTTGGTCAGCTTGATCGAGCTTGGCAGCCGCGTCTTGATGAAGTCGTGCAGCGTGCCCGTCTCGTAACCGGACAGGGACACGTCACGCATCTTCGCCTCACCGCTGGCAACCGTCTCCGTACCCTTGTGCTCCAGAGCGCCGCCGGGGCCGCGCTCCCACTTGTGGGCCTCCTCGGTTCCGGCCTGGATCAGCGACCACCGCTGGCGTCCAATCGAATCCTTGGCCAGCACCTTCTCGACGCCCGCCTTGTCCAGCTTGATGCCGTTGTCCATGACGACCCGCTTGAAGTTGCGGATCATCGCATCACCGGCGAGAGCTGGCTCGATACCGCGCTTCTCGGCCTTGATCAGGCCCCGCGCCTGCCGCACCTGGCGGCCGGTCGTGGCTGCCACGCGCTGTCCCAGGTGCTTAGCCTCGGTGCGCTCCGCTAGCCCCGCCTCGCTGAAGTAGGGCACGCCCGACTTGGACGGGATCTTCCCCAGCGTTCCCTCGATCAGGTTGTCCGCGCCCTTGGTGAGCGCCCGCCTGAACAGGTTGGACGAGTACGTGCGCGCGAGCATAGGCAGGCCCGAGGGCGACTCGACTACGCGAGTGGTCGCCGCCGTGCCCTTCTGGAACCGCTGGGCCGCCTTCATCAGCTTCGGGCTGTTGGCCACGGACGCCCGCAGAGCGTCAGCCTCCGCGAACTTGCCCGCGTTGGCTGCCACGCTTGCCGCCTCCATGGTACGCGCCCACTCAGCGCCGCCAGCGCCAATCTCGGCAGCGGCGGATGCGCCCTTGACGGCCACGCCCGCGCCCCCGGCCAGCAGCAGCGGAACGCTGATCGCGTCCAGCAGAGGCTGGAGCGGGTGCTCCTTGAACGAGTGCCAGAAGTGATTGAAACCATGGCCGTACTCGTCTGCGTACGACTGGCCCATCAGCTTCACGCTGCGGATAGGGTGCTCCGCCGTCTGAACGATCCCGAACGGGATGCCCTTGGCGGTGTCCACCGCGTCCGCGAGCAGGTTGTGCAGGATTCCGTGCCCGTGATGAGGCTGGGACACCGGGGCGTCAAGCGCGCTGGTGCCGTCGCCGAAGCGAGACTTGATCGTCACGGTGTCCCTCCCTTCTTAGGCTGCCGGGGCCTGCTGGTGCTGCTGGCGTGCCCGGCTGAGTGCGTTGTTGACCGCGCCGATGATCTGCACGCGGTTACGCTGGCTAGGTACCTTGCCCTTACGGCGGGCCGAACCGTAGCCGCCCGACCGTAGGTTGGCGTAGGCCGAGTTGAGGATATGCTCCTCGTCCCATACGCCCGCAGGCAGGGACTTCACGGCGTCCGCCACAGCCTGGTCAGCCAGCTGCCGCCGCTCGACTGGGTTCAGAACTGCCCAGTTCGGATGACCCGACGCGATCTTCTGCGCCTGCTGGGCTGCCGTCAGCTTGGCCCGTGCGATCTGGTTGCTCAGGCCCTGTTGCCTCAACGAGGCCGCGAACTCGTCCGCCTTCATGCCCAGCGATGCTGCCGCCAGGTTGGCGTTCTCTAGCGCCAGACGGTTGCCGAAGTTCGACTGCCGCGCCTGGTTGTTCGCCTGGATGATGTCCGTGAGGGCCTTGGCCTTTGCCTGGCCGCGCTGACCCTGTAGGTCGATGAGCGCCGCCGCCAGCTTATCCTGCGACTGCGTACCCAGCGCCCGCTGACGCGACAGGTTCGTGGCCTGTTCGTTAGCTAGGATCGGGGCCAGGTCGTTGTTGTAGGTGTCCTGCGCCTCGCCCTGCTGCTTGATCGCCGTCAGGTCGTTGACGCCCGCTGCGCCGACTACTCCAGCGCCGCGTGAGCCGCCCAGGCTGTCGATCAGGCCCTGGATGACATTCTTCACATCACCCGAGGCTGCCGCGCCTGCGGCCTGGTCGCGCGTGGTAGCCTTCTGCTGGCTGCCCTGCACCTGCGAGGCCCAGTCGTTGATGTCCCGCTCCGCCTGCGCCTGATCACGCTTCTGGCGCAGTTGGTTCAGCGTGGCCTCACGGATCTGCGGGTCGAACTGCGCCCCAGCCAGCGTCTCCGCGTAGCTGGACGGCAGCAGCTTGTTCACCGCTGGGCCTGCCCCGGTCACACCAGGGATGCCCGAGCCGCCGACCTTAGCCCCGTGGTTGCCCGCGCCTAGTACCTTGGCGTGGGCTGCGGCCTTGGTCTTAGCCTTGGTGTGCCCATGAGCGTTAGCGACGACCGGCTTGGTCGTGGCCTTCACAAAGTCGCGCTTGTTGCGACCCGTGCTCACGCCAGGGGAAACCATTTCCGACGCGCTGCCGCCCACGACCGGCTTACCGCCCTTGCCCGTGGAGCGGGATCGTGCCCCCGCCCCCGAGTTCCAGTCGGAGCTTGCCTCGTGCGGGCTGTAGGTGCCGCTGTCCGCCGCCTTACGGTAGGTCTTCCAAGCATCGAGCAGCCGGTCGTTGGCCGGGCCGGTTGCCTCAACGTCGAAGCCGTAGCGCCGCAGGATCGACCGTGCGCGTGGGACGTTCAGGTTGACGTTCTTCCCGCTGCGCTGGTCGTACCACAGTCCGGGCCGGACGCGTGCGTATGGTCGTGTGTCAGCCATTAGCGTCCTCCCTTCTTCTTGGCAGCTGCCCTACGATTGGCCTGCCGCTGGATGAGTCGTGCTCGCTGCGCCGTGTGGTTCACGGCTGCGGGCTTCGCCTTCTTGGCCGGTGGCTTCGGCGCTGCCGTGCCCGCCGGGTAGGCCACCTGATCCTGGAGGCCCGAGTAGTCGCCGGGGTCGAACTGCTGCCCCGCGATAGCGGCCTGTGCCGCCGCCTCCTGCGCCTGGTAGAGCGCCGCGTCCTTGTCGTAAGACGCCTGCTGCTCACCCGAGGCGATGTTGGTTAGCTCGCCCTGGAACGCCTGCCCAAGCTGCGCCTGCTCGCCGCCCTGCTGGTAGCTCAGGTCGTCGCGCTGTGCGCCGAGGTAGCCACTGTCGGTACCCCAGCCACTTGCGGCCTGCTTGCGCTGGAGTCCCTCGACCTGACGATCCTCGCCCTTGAGCATCTGCTGGTACTGGCCGTACTCGTTGTTGGCGTCTACTCCATAGGTGCCGTCCTCGTTGCGCTTGTACCCGTACTTCAGCAGAGTGTTGCCGCGCTGCTGCTGGTAGCGGGCCATGGCGTTGTCGTACGCCTTCTGCGCTAGGGCAGCGGCACCGGCGTAGCCTGACGCGCCAGGGACGCTGCTCGCGTATGTGCTCAAACTGCCCTCCTTATCCGAGTCCGTAGAGGCTGATCTGTGATCCGGCGAGGAACGTACCGCCGATGAAGTCGGGCGAAAAGGTTAGCTGGTTGATAGCTGCTGTGCTGTCCCAATAACCAACTTCCGCCTCGCCGACAATGCCTGCTGCTGATCCGATGGCATCCTCCGGGCCTCCTGACAGGCCCAACCAGGTCTTCTTACCCGTTGTTTGGGTGTACGCAGGAATAACTACGAATCCTGCTCCGAACATGGCGGCGGCCGAGTTTGCTGCTGTACAGCGGCCGATACGTCCAAAGGAGTTCACTCCGATGGTGTGTGCGGTAGGCCCGACACCATTCGTCCAGTCGAACTCCTGCGAGCGGTAGTTGTTGTTCGCGTCACCGTTCATCCGCACGTTGACGGTAACGCCTGTAGCAGCCGGATTGGCACGGATGTAGTAAATGAGCAGTAGGTTCTGGAACGTCTGCGGAATACCGGAGAGGTCAATGGTGTTGTTTCCTGTGAGTTGCTGGTAGCCAACCCGCTGAAGCCCCAGTACCCAAGCTAGGCCACCCGAGGCGAGCGTGCCAAGCAGAGAGTTGGGTGTAGGTACGTCGCTAGGCAGTTCCTTCTTCTGCGGAATAGCTCCAGGATCTGACAGGATGGTGTTGACGATGAACTGGCGTAGCTGTGCTGGCGTCCAGTTCGCGATGCTTTCCTCGTTGGGCTTCCAGATCCCGCTCACCGTCAACACCCCCTTTCGTTACAGTCGCCCAGGTCGGAGCGGCTTGAAGCCGACCGACACGGGGCCTAGTCGTGCTGCGGCTGGTTGGCCGTCAGCCATGGTGTAGAAGCGCGTGCCGAACAGGCCGCTCTTGGTGCTGAAGCGGCTGCGCTTGTTCGTCCAAGCGATGGCGTTCGTGATGGCGGTCGCGGTTCGCGACTTCATGCTGAGCGCCTTTGTGTCCTCGCCCATGCCCTTCACGATGTCCTGCCCGAGCTTCGTGGTGTCCGTCGGGCCGTACAGCGAGTACTGAACCAGCACCAGCTGTGCCCGCTTGCTGCGTTCCGGGTCGCCGAAGGTGTGCAGCCCCGTCTCCACGTAGAAGTGCGGTGCGAAGTCAACCACCTTCGGGGTGGTCAGGAACTCGTCGCCCACGATGCCGCGAGCGCCCTCCGACGCGAACAGGGACTCGGCCGAGCAGATGATCGGGCCACCCGTCGTTGCGGACTCCACTACGAAGTACGCATCGCGGGTGTTGACCAGCTTGCCGGGCGGTGCGGCGTAGCCGCGCACGGTCACGTTCGTCCAGAAGGTGAGCGCGCCTGTGTCCATGTTGATCGCGTAGATGATGCTCGTCGGGTCGAAGGTCACAGCGCCCGGCGTGGTGCTGTTCTGCCGACCCTGCTGATAGTCGAATACGCCTCCGTTCACCGTCTGGAGAAAGCAGACGTAGTGCCGGTTGTGCAGCATCGACCAGCAACGCAGCTTGGAGTAGTCCAGTCCTGCGAGCGCCTTCTGGTGGGCGGACTGAGCCTTGCCCTCCAGGATGTCATGCACGGTTGTGCCGTCGAAGAAGTACACGCTGCGGTACCCAGCCCACACCGCGCCGCCCTCAAAGGGCTGCACACTCATGGGGCTGAGTAGGCCGTCGTTGTGGATCACCTTCGGCGTGAGTGCATCCGGCGTGTTGCCGAACAGTCCGTACGTGGCCTCGGCCAGCCACACCAGCGCCGCCGAGTCCGTAGCCTGTAGGCCCCGGATGTCGGTGTGTGGCTTGGTGGACGGCAGGTCGTAGAACGTGCCCGTCTTGGTCAGGTCGATCCCCTCCAGGTTCTTCGTCTCCGTGACGAAGATCCGGCTACGCTCCGTCAGACCGCCACGCTGGTTGTCTGCGTTGGCCAGAAGCTGCATACCGTTGAAGTACGTGGAGAACACCGGCTCCGATCCGGCCGCCCATGGCGCGGCGCGGGCGATGATGTATCCCTCCGAGGTCATCGCTACGGCGGCATTACCCGTGAGCGTTAGCTGGTTGTTGCCCTGCACCGAGGTAACCGTGCCGACGAGGGTGAAGTCACTCTCGCGAAACACCAGGTCGCCGTTGGCGACGCCCTGATCGAGGAACTTCGTGCCGCCGCCGTTCACGACCGCTGAGGTCGTGGAGGTCTGGATCGAACCAGCGGACACGTTCATGCTTGGTACCGTGAAGGGCCGACGAAGGGATGAGAACTTGATGAGCGTGCTGTTGACGAAACTTGTCAGCAGCAGGTTCTGTTCCAGAGTCAGTGATGTGTTTGACTGTACCGAGGCCACAATTCCAAGTACGCGGCTGGTACCCGTGTCGATCATGAACATGCCTGGTTCGACACTGGACTGGAAGGTCGTGTTCACTCCCGTGACCGTCTTGCTGTTCACCGTTCCGCTGATTGTGACACTGCCTCCGGCCACGTAGTCAGCCTTTGCCGCGCCCTTCCAGTGGAACATAGCGCGGTGGTTCGCCTTTCCCTGGTCTGCGCCGAAGTTCATGCCGATGCCCACGAGTGCCCCGCCGTCGAGTGCGAGCGAGGACGAGAAGAATGGATCAACCTCGGAGTTCTGCACCGTCAGACCTAGCGAGATAGGCCCCGCCAGCAGCGAGCCGATGTTCAGCAGCGCCGAACGCCGGTCGTCGAAGTACGCGAACGGGTCGCCCTGCATGCGCTGGGACGTGTCCAGCGGCTCCATCATTTCGAAGAATGCACGCGCGTGCCACGCCTGCGGGGCGGGGGTCGTGCCGCGCCCGTAGATTCGGGCCTCCATGGCCGCCGTGTTCTTGTTGATCGTGATGAGCAGCAGGCGGAATGAGTCCGTGCCGTTAGGGTCGGCCAGCGTCGTCATGCCCACGATGCGCGCTCCGGTTGGAAGCGATGGGAAGTCCGGGTTCGTGCCCGTGTTCAGGCCGTCCAGCGGCCCGCGCTGGCGTACGATGCCCGGCTGATCCAGGAGCACGTCCTGGAGGTAGCGCCCGAAACCTGGTGGGATTTCGTGGGGCGCTGCGTCGATGTTGGAGCCACGCGTCACGCCCGGATCGGATGTAACGGTGAGCGGATTGGAGCCGCCCGATGGCGGCGGCCCGAATGGGATCGTGCTCATGTGCGGCTCCTTTCCGTTAGTACGCGCGAATGATCTTGTTCAGGACGATGTACGGCTGGAGGTTGTTGTGCGAACCTCCGCCTCCATCAGCTGAAATGGCGTGGGCGTGGTTACTCACGTTGTGCGAGTGCGAACCGCCGACGCTGGTGAGTTCCGAGTTGGCTCCGTTCAGCATGATCTGCCCTGGGAAGAAAGCGCCCGAGGCGTAACCGGTGGAACCGTTCGCCACGGCCCGGTTCGGGATGGAGTGCTGGTGGGATCCCTGCGCGTCCGTGGTAGCCGTGTTGCCCTGGGTAGCTCCGCCGTGGCTGTGGGACGGCATCTCGCTGTTCGACAGCGCATGCGTTTCCTCACCGCCCGTGCCCCCCAGCGTCTGGAACGTGCCGCTGGAGTGCTTGCCCGCGATGACCTTACCCCGGCAGTCGGGGATGCCGAACGTGGTCGAGCCATCACCCGCGCCGAAGGTCGTGCCGATGTTGGCGAACAGGGTCGGGTAGGTAGCCCGTGAGACTACCGATCCGTCGCAGACCAGCCACCCCGTTGGGGGAGCCGAACCTGCGTAGTCCACCACTGTTCCTGCGGGGAACACGTCGCCCGGCTGAGATGCTGGGATGAGCGCCTCAAAGGCAACGCCGTCCGTGCCCCGCTCCAGGATCTTTGCCGGGTTCGCCATTACGAGATTTCCAGTCCGAAGACCGTCATCGTGACGGACGCGGCCGCCGAAGCGACAGCCTGGATCGTGTTCGTGGCTGCGAGGGTCATGACAGCGTTCAGTTCCACCCGCGTGTTGGCGGGGATACTGTACGTGTCGAGGATCTTGTTGCTTGCCGCCGAGCCGTTGACGAACAGGCTCACCGTGATCGCGCCACCCGTCGTGTTGACGAGGACGATGGATCGGATGATCGCCTGCGTGGCTCCGGGCACCGTGTACTGAGCGGCCGCAGCGTTAGGAAGCTGCGACTGGCTCAGCACCTTGTATGTATCGGTCACTCCGCCTCCTTAGCTGTAGTCCCAGTTGTCGGGATCGTTGACGTGGATGTAGTCCGGCCGGTCGGTCTGCTGCTTGAACAGGTCGTCCTGCATCAGAGCGATGGCCTTTTCGTACAGACGCTCGTAGGCGTTTCCCATGTCCACGTCGTCCTGCATTACAGCCAGCTTGGCGAGCGTGCCCACTACAAGCACGCTGCGGTGGTATCGCTTCGGCAGCAGGATGTTGGCCGTCACCGACGTTGAGGTCAGTTCGGCCGGAACCCGCAGGTAGGTGATGTACCCGTCCCCCGGATCCGCTGTTGGGATAGGCGCAACGAACAGGTCGTCGGCCAGGAAGTAGTAGAACACTGGGGTTCCCGGCGTGGCCCGCCACTGGGGCGAGTCCTGGTTCAGATCGTCGAACCGCTTCGGGGAGAGCACGCGCCCGCTGGTGCTGAACCAGATGGCCTGCACCGCGCCCAGGTCGTTGCCGCTGGGTAGCGTGATCGCGCCCGTCGTGGGGTCGATGGTGAAGTTCTCGTACGCCTCAAGGAATGGCCAGTCTTCACGGCCGCACACATCCCAGTACGTCTCGTTGAGCGCCTCGATCTTGCGGTCGTCGGTCATTTCGTCGTCCGTTTCGAAGCCGTAGCTCACGAATACGTCCATCATCGTCGTTACGTCCATTATCCACTCGTCCTTACTCGGCCGCCGCCGTACTTAGGGGCCAGGTAGACCTTCGGAAATGGGTGGACGCCCTTCATGCGCATGTTGGAGTCGATGGCCTCAGCCACCCGCTCCGTTGCCTCGGTCGTGGCGTTCTTGAACTTCTTCTGCTCGCGGTCGAAGTGGGCCTCGATGTCGTCCATGATCTTGCGACCCTGGCGGCGCACGTCGAACTGCGCGAGTCGCTTCTTCGCGTCATCGGGGTGCGGTAGTTCCGTCCCGAAGGTGAACACCGGGAACGGCTGGCCCTCGCTAGCGCGGTTTCCGGGAAGGAAGCAGCACCATTCGCCGGTGTCGCGCCGTTGCCCCAGCATCAGGTCGGGGTCGTACTCCTGCACTGCCTCGGCCACGCGCTTCTCGCTGAACGAGAGCATGCCCACGCCGGGCAGCCAGATCGCGTCACTCTGTAGTGGCATGTTCCTCCCTTCGAAGAACTCGTCGTACCACGCGTCGCCAGTACCACCGCTCTAGGCGGTAGACTCGCGGGTGCGCCCAATTGGGATGCTCCACGTGGATTAGCTCGTGCGCTAGCGTCTGCCCGTAGTCGGAATTCAGCCGCACGATCTTCCCGCAGTACCGGAGGTAGATGCGGGGAGGCTGGTAGTAAGTCCAGCCGTCGATGTTGCCCGTCCACGGATTGCCTGGCGGTGCGTGGCAGTAGACCGGCGTGGGGTGGCTAACGATCAGTGTGGCCACCGTCGTCAGGAGTGCCGCGAAGATCATCTTCCTCCCAAAAAGTAGGCCCGGTTGGTTCGGCCCGAGAGCCAGGCCCAACCGGGAAAGCCTAGAAGCCCGAAGGCTTAGTTGCCGTCCGCGTCCGTCACGCCCGTGAAGACGAGAGACGAGTTGCGCCGATCCGTACCCATGTTAGCGTAGCGGAACAGCGTTGCCTCGTACGCGTCCACGGCCGACGCACCGACACCCATCGAGTGGATCGTCAGTCCGTCGCGCTGCATGAAGTCCCAGTCGCCTGGGCTGAACAGCTTGACGTGGTTACGGTCGATGAGGAACACCTTGCCCCAAGGGGCGTGGCGATCCGAGGCCAGGGTCACTGGCCCCTCACCGTTGTCGAACGTGATCGTGCTGAAGCCGCCGTTGTACTGCTTCGTGTTCACGAAGCGGACGTTACCCGACGAACCGCCAGCAGCGAAGTCGGCCGAGCCGAACAGCTGCCGGACGATACCGGGCGTGGTCACGGCGATCAGGTCGTCTCCACCGGCCGTGTTGGCGATGTTGACTCCCTTCAGCAGGCCGACGTTGCTGACGAGCGCCAGCGCGCCGCCGACCGAGATGCGCTTGTTGTCCCAGTACTCGTTACCGGCCGAAGCGGCGTTGATGCCGCCGACCGAGTTGGCTGCCGACGAGAGGATCTTCTGGAGTCCAGCGTCCATCTCGTTGACCACCGGGCCGTTGGTTACGTTACCCGCGCGGTAGATACCGTTGGCGGACGTGACCGTCAGCGACTGGGCCGTCGTGATGCTCGGCGTGGCCGAGTTCACGGCCGTGATCGTCAGGTTCGAACCCGACGCGATGGGCGCGCCGGTTGCGATCACGGATACGTCGATGACCATTCCGATGTATAGGAAGCCCTTGTTGATCGCCTCGTTGGGTGGGCCAGCGAGGGTCAGCGTGGTGCTAGGGCCGGACGCGCCGCACGTGGCGATGAGGCCCGTGCCGTCGCCGTAGACCTGTCGTGCGAAGTCGATGGCGAGGTCGTCCTTGATCATGTCAAGCTCTGCCCGCATGGCGCGCAGGAAGGATCCTGCGTCCGACGCGGACTTGGCGATTGCCTGTCCCGATACCTGCACGCGACCGTAGTGGTACTTCAGGTCGTAGACCGCCTGCGCGAAGACCTGGTTACCTGCCGAAGGCAGGGTTCCAAGCTCAGCGCGGGCACCTACGCCGCCCGAGCGGCTGGTGTGCAGGGGCAGAACCGCCTGAAGTCCTTCCAGGTTCTCGGTGTCCACCTGGAGCAGCTGAAGCGCGAGTACCTTGCTGTTCAGCTGATCCCGGACGGGGCCGAGATAGAAGTTCTTCAGGACGTTGGAAATCGTGGCGAGGGATGCTCCCACTGTTCCAAGCTCCTGTCTGGTAGTAGTGACAATTCGACCACCGGTGCCAGGAGCGTTAGCTCCTTAGCCGGTGAACTCCGCGAGGTCGTTCGCGTCGAGGAACGACTGGGCGGCTGCGTCAGCCTCCTTGAGCGTCGTTGGCCCCTGCTGCTCTGCGTCCTCGCTGACCGTGGCTGCGCCAGGCTGAGGTCGTACTGCCTGCGGCGCTTCCTTGCGATCCGTCCACGACTTGATGGCGCGGTCGTTGATCTGCTGGAAGATGTCCGCCGCGACGAGTACGTTCCCGTCCCGTGCGTCTGCCAGGTCGTAGATGGCCTCCCAGTCGTCCTCGCTGTACTCCGGGTGCTGCGCGCGCACCGCGTCTACCTGCTGCGAGATTTCGTGGGCCTGGGCCATCATGGCCGCTTCCTCCTGGAGCGCCTCCCGCTCAGCGGCCTGCTCTGCACGGAAGCCGTCAAGCTCCGCACGCATAGCTGCCATCTGCTCGGCGAAAGGCTTCAACTCGGGGTCGGACTCGACCAGCGGTACCAGATCGGCCGGAATCTCCGGAACGACTGGCTCTGCTGGCTCAGCGGCTGGTTCCTCTGGAACTCCGCCGTCCAGTTCCCCGACGATGCTGCCAAGCTCGCCGTAGAACGCGCGTAGGTACTCTGGATCCTGAAGCGACGCGTAGAACTCTGCGGCCTGCTTGAGCGACTCTACGTCGCCAAGTGCCTCAAGTTCCTTCCGCTGCTCTGCAACCTCCTGCATCCGCTGTGTCCAGCGGCCCTGAAGCTGCTTGAACCCCGGCTGGAGTTCAGCGGGCAGCAGATCCGGGTTGAAGCCCTCGCCCATGAACGAGTCCTCGTCGCCACCCGTGAACTGGGTGTCCGTCTCGGGCTGCTCGTCCGGCTGTGCTTCTACCGGTGGAGTAGGCTCGGCTGCCTGATCGGGCGCTGGGGTCGGTGCGGCCTGCTGCTGAAACGCCTCAGCCTGAGACGCCTCTGCGGCTGCGTCCGCCTGCCCCGCCTGCTCGATTGCGGCCTTCGCCTCGTCGAAGGTCATTCCACCTTCGCTCTGGTGCTCGGACAAGATGTCCTCCTTGGTTGGCCAATCCCCCGTGGGCTGTTGGCTACTTGGCCGCTGGTAGTGCTACCAGTTCGGCCTCCACAATCTCCATGTCCCGGCGGGCGGCTGACTCCAGAGCGACCTTCTGTAGGCCGCGCAGAGCCTCCGCGATTTCATCTGCCGATGGGAGACTGATCTTGTGTTCGTGAACCTGGGTGCTCACGTGCTCAACTCGGTCGATCTTGTCCGTCAGCATGCCGACGGTAGCGACCAGCTGTGACACGTTCGCCGCTGGGATCTTGCGCTTCAACTCCGCGATGGCGAGGTTGCGAACCTCCTTGGCCTCGGTCATGAAGTCATTGGTGGCGACCTCAAGCGCCTCGGCGCTGGGCAGGTTCTTCTCGCGCTCCCAGTCGTCTCGCCAACGGCGAATGGTGGAGGAAGGGATCCCGAACTCTCGGGCTGTCCGCTTCACATTCCCATCATTCGCCGCCAGCGCCGCGAAGACCTTAGCCTTCGCATCCTCACTGTACGTTGCTCGACCTGCCATGGTTACTCCTTGGACGAAGCTGCCGCTGCCCGCTGGGCCTGGCGGTGCTTCTGCTCGTTGTGGGCGAGGCGCTGCTGATGCAGTTCCTCGGCGTGGCGAGCCTTCTGATCCTTGGACTCCGCGTCCTGGTTGGCCGCCCGGTGGGCTAGCGCCGCCTGGTGCGCGGTCTTCATGGCGGTGAGGTCAGCCTCAGCCTGCTTCTGCTGCATGCCCTGGATCTGCTCGGCCTGGGTCAGCGGGTCGTTCCCCGCCTCCTCCACGTCGGGCTTGTCGAGTGAGTCGGTAACCCACGTCTCCAGAGGCTGCTCCGTCAGCTGCTCAGGCGTGACATCGAGCACGCCGTTCTTGTTCAGGATTTCCGCTGCTGCCGTTGGGCCGAGTGTACCCTTCAGCTGGAGCGTCGTCTGTACTGCCTTCGGCTCCGGTACCTGCGGAATGTTGATCATCGTCTGGAGTGTCGTCGTGAAGTGGTCGATGAACCCCTGCTGAATCTGTGGATCCAGGTGTTCGAACTCGGCCGACTTCATGAAGCTCCCGTGTACGTCAAGGTGGGTCTGGTAGTCCTCAAACGGCTGCGGTGCAACCGCCGCCTGCTCCAGCTGCTGCTGTGCCCAGGCCATCTTCTGCTCGGGCGTGTCAGGCTGGCCATCCCCGTCCGGGTCGGCCGTCGGATCTGCCATCACCTGCTGTACCTGCGCCATCATCGTGTGAAGCGCGAGCGGGTTGGTCGGCTCGCCCTTCATCAGCTTCTCGTTCTCGCGGTTGGCCATGTCCTCATCCTGGGCCAGCTTCTGGAGCAGGCCCTTGCTGTCGGCCACGTCCAGACGCTTGAGCGCCGAACGAGGGTCGATCAGCTGGTTCTGGAGCATGAACTCGATCTGCGCCTGCTTACCCGCGCGGGTGCGCGGCAGGCCCGATCCCGCCTCAGCGTAGAAGCTGAAGCCTCCACTGATGTCGCTGTTCTTGAACTTCTTCACCTGCACCGTGCCGCCCGCCCCGATGATCTTCAGGAGACGCGGCTCGATGTAGTAGGTCTGCGCGAAGGAGGCCATGATGTGGCCCGCCCGCACGAGCGCTTCCTCCAGCCGCTGGATGATCGGGCTGACCTGATCGACTGCGGCCTCCTGGAGGAGGTCGATGGCGATTCCAGCCTCGACGTTCGGCGGCACGTCTCCGCGAGACACGGACGCCAGGTTGAACAGGCGGTCAAGCCTGCCCTGGATGTCCTGTAGGTGCTCAAAGACGTACGGAGGTAGCGACGGCATTTCACGCCACTCAGGGCGCTGGTTGCCGACTGGGTTGAACTGGAACACGGCCCCTGGCTCGTCGTTCAGCCGGTCGCGGAGGCTGCCCGTTGGGGCGAGCATCTGCGGCTTGATCGTGAGGTTCTTGTGCTGCACGATCTGGCTGAGCGTGCGGTTCAGTTCCTTCTGGATTGGCCGCGCGTCGGTGACGAGCGGGTCGTCCAGCGGAGAGTTAGGCCGCTCGATGCCTGGGAACTTGACCAGAGGGAGTTCATCGAATGGGAACTCCCACGGCGTGTCCATGAGTACCTTGTCCGGCCCCTCGATCCATGCCACGTAGCGCCCCTGCGGTAGCGCGGGCGACTTCCGATGGTACATGATCCAGACATCCTTCGTCACAGGGTTCGGCTTGTCCTGACCCTGCTTCGCCTGGAGGCCCCAAGGGAGGCCCGACTGCGAGTCGTCAACCGTCTGGTCTGCCTTGACGGTCACGCCCCAGCGAGCCTGAATCTCGGATGGATCCATGGAGTGCTTGCAGATGGCGAACTCGGCGTCTTCGAACGTGGCCGCCGCCGGATCGAGAATCACGTTCTCGCCGGGGATGACCTCGATGGTGATGTCGCCCAGGTTCACCGTCTTGGAGAACTGCGCCGGATCCCCGCCAGCTGCCTCGATTTCCTCCTTGTAGAGGTCGGACAGGTGCGGGTCGGTGATCGGCTGGCCGTCGGGGCCTACCATGAAAGTGGTACCCTTACCGGCGTACGGATCCCAGCTGATCTTCCAGTACCCCTGGGAGAGGGTCGCGTTGACCAGCGCCGACTGGAGCTTCGACTTCATGTTGAACTCGCGCCACCAGTACTCGTACAGCGCCTCGGCCATCTGCGCGGACTTCAAGTCCTTGTCGTCGCCCGAGTTAGGCGAGGCGTTGATGACCGGCTTGGTCTTAGTCAGCTGCGCCACGTAGGACATGACGCCCTGCTTGATCTGATTCGACGTGAGCCGCACCTTGTAGCGCGACTGCGCGTGGTCGCCCAGCCCGAAGTTCAGATCCTGGATCTGACCGTTCATGTTCGGGTTCGGGAAGACCCACTGGTTGCCCTTGTAGAACTCTCGGTTCATCTTCCACTCGATGTGGTCACGACCGAGGCCCTGGTAGAGCTTCTTGCGGTGCGAAGCCAGGTCGCCAGCGTCCTTGGCGAACCGGATCGAGTCGTACGACTCCTTCTTGTCAGCCACGAACGCCCCCTTTCAGGCTACGGATTGACGACTACCTCGTTGTTGTGGAAGCCCATCTTGCGAAGACCTTCCTCCAGTTGGAGGTCGTCGATCAGGCCCGCTTCGCGTGCGTCCAGCAGATCCTGCTCGTCCTCGGAGACGTAGAGCGTCTGCGGAGGCGCGGCCGCGCCGAATGTCGGCTCAGCGCGCGGCGAGTGTCCAACAGCCCCGACCTGGGACTGTAGCTGCTCGATCCACGCCGTCAGGATGTCGATTTCCCGCTTGTGGCTCAGCAGGAGGTCTTCGTACTGCCTCTTAGCGAGCCACATTTAGAGCGTCGAGTCCTTCGGCCTGATCTTCAGCGCACCGGCCGTGTGAACGAGTTCGAACCCCGAGGCTCGGCACGCGTTGATGATGTCCTGAAGATCCTTCATCTCCAGGGTCGCTGCACCGGCTGCGAGAGTCGAGACGCCTGCGGTGGCGTCGGAGAACGTGACGTTCTTCAGGTTCAGTAGCTTGGTGATTTCGCTGTGCGCTGCCATCTTGCCTCCTTACGCCATATCGCCTAGGTCGGGATCGAAGATTTGCTTCGCCCGCTTTGCCGCCCGAATGTGCTCACGCGCGTGATCCTCTAGTGAGGTCGGGCGCTCCACATTGTCCGCGTGCGGCATCGCTGGGAGCAGCACGTTGGCTACGCCGAGAGCGATTTCCACCGCGTCCAGGAGGTCGTCCTTCTGGTTCTTCTGTTCAGGGTCGAAGCTGACCCACTGGTCGATGAACTCGCCCTGGTTCTTGCGGATCCGCACCTTGCCGACCTTGAACAGCGGCGACATTGTGAGGATACGCTCCTCCTTCTTGCCCTTGGAGAACACCGGTACGATGGCCGGGATCCCCGGCAGCCGGTTAGCCTGCTGCTCCAGGGCGCGCTGGAACGCGTTCGACTCAATGCCGATCATTTCCGGTCGCCACTTCAGGTGCCACTCCTGGATCTTGTCCACCTGCTCGGGGAACGCGATGTGTCCCAGGAAGTAGTCCAGGAGGAAGACCTGGGCGTTGTCCTTGGTCAGGCCGATGACCGCCATGGCAAAGTCGTCCGCGTCGTCAGCGATGCTGATGGCAGGGTCGATGCCGATGAAGACCCGTAGGTCGTAGCGGTTGTCGTCGGTCTTGTAGTGCTGGATGCTGATGTCGTCGGTCTTCGTGTCCACGTTGCCGAACACGTAGTACTTCAGCCACTCACCCGCGAGCGCGACCCCGGCCATGGCGTCGAATGCAGCCATGTGCTCCTGCTTGAACGTGACGGGGTGCATGTGGGCCTGGTTGTACACCCACTCGCTGTACGGGTAGTAGGGATTGTCAATGCTCGTGTACTCGACGCGGAACTGCGTCGGGTCGATCAGCGCGTCGCCCTGGAAGAACTCCTCGTAAAACCAGTTCTTTCCCCACGGGGTCGTGGTGGTGATCAGCAGGCCCAGGCGGTCGCCCAGTGCCGAGCGCACAACTTCCCATGCCTCGTTGTTCGGCAGGAAGGCCGCCTCGTCCACCCACAGGATGTCGAGGCCAGCGCCTCGCAGCGACTGCGGATCGTCAGCCGACTTGAACTCGACCAGCGTGCCCGACTCCGCGAACTCAAACGTCCGGGCGCTGCGGTTGTACTTGTAGTCCTTGTCCTTGACGAGTCCAGCTGCGTTGCAGACTTCGATGAAGGTCAGCAGGGCAGGCCGCCCTGCCTGGAAATCCTTGGCCAGGCACCAGATCCACAGCGGCCGCTGGCGGGCAAGCCCGTGCGCATCCAGGTGGAACTCCTCCGGGTGGAGGGCGTAGAACAGCACTTCCCACGCAGCCGAGAGCGTCTTACCGCCACGGCGTCCGGCTACCAGGTGGCGGTAGCGGCGCAGGTGCTTGTCAGGGGAGTGGGCACCATGGAACACGTACTGCCAAGTATGCGGCAGGTAGGGCTGCGGCCGGGTGGCGAACCAGTAGAACTTCTTCGGATACGTCCCGGTGATCTGCGGGATCCACGCCTCAGCTACGTCCTTGGCGTTGTCCTCGCCCCCTGCGGTAATTGACTTGTACGCGGTGTCCATGAGCCTCCTAGCAAAGCGGTGGCTTGGGAGGGTTAGGCCCGGCGGGCGGGCACGGAACCTCCATCAGCCCTGTCGCTTCTTGGCGGACTTGATGAGTGATGCCTTGCAGATCCGGATGGCGGAGGTCTTGTCCTCCCCACGCGCGACGAGCTTGGTGACGCAGCGTTCGACCTTCTGGTCGGACTCAGGCTGCGGCAGATCCTTCGGCAGCCCGTACGGCATGGTTACTTGCCCTTGCGCTTCGCGCCACGACCGGCGAAGGTCGCGATCTTGTACTGATCGTATGACATCGAAGCAGGCGCGCCGATTCCCGTATCGAGCTTGTCAGCTACGCGCTGTTCCTTGGTCATCTTGAACTTGCCGCGCTTCTTCATCACGCCTCCTCTGGTCGGCGGTGACCGCACCCCTTCACGGGGCACTTGAGCCAGTAGTACTTGCAGCGCGCCCCACAGTCGGGGCACACCCAGTCCTTGCGGTTCTGCGGCCTCGGGGTGCGCTTTCCTGCCCCGGTACCGCCCTGTACGTTGATGATCAGGGGCATTCGCACTCCCGTACGTATGTTCGATTGTGGGCACAAAAAAAAGGCGCGCGTCCCAGGCGTACGTATTCTCTACGTCCCCGACAGGATCACGGCGCACCACCTACCCGGCTACGGAGAGATGGCGCGGCCAACGCACAGTCCACAGGCAAGCCCCGACCCATCTGGCGACACGACATACGACCACCGGTAGCCGCCAAGAACGCAAGCACCCGAGGGTGCGAACGAACTTGGATAACCGGGTATGGCCGCATGTAACGCCTCCTTCAGATTCGGTTTACGCCTGCTTCCGGCACTCTGCCAGAAACACAGAACGAACACGCACGCTAGTTCAGCGCGCCTCGCTCCCCGAAGGGAGCAATGGTCGGCCCGAAGGCCGATGGTACACGACGTAGGAATCGAACCTACCTCTACCGCCTTATCAGAGCGGCGCTAGCGACCAGCTAGCCTCTCGTGCATGGGAGCGGATGGGGGAGTTGAACCCCGTACAGCGGCGTATGAAACCGGGCCAGCGACCGCGCTGGTACACCCGCATGGCTCTCCGACTTGGATTCGAACCAAGACTACCCGGTTAACAGCCGGGCGTTCTGCCGTTGAACTATCAGAGAATGGTGGAACGCGTAGGAGTCGAACCTACAACCTCGGGCTTAAGAGGCCCTTGCTCTGCCAGTTGAGCTAGCGATCCATGGTGGAGCGCCGGGGAATCAAACCCCGCTCGGAAAGGTGCAAACCTTCCTCCGCCTTCAGGACGTGCCCCAGGGGGTAAGGGAGAGTGTTAACGCACGACCTCCCAGTGCGGCGCGCCTTTGCAACGGGGTCATGAGCCTCGTAGCGCGCGTGAGTTCTTGTGCCGGGGCTTTTACGTACATGGTTGGGCGGGTAGGATTCGAACCCACACTACGAGGTTCAGAGCCTCGCGTCCTGCCGTTAGACGACCTCCCAATGGCGCTCACACGGGGTACTGACCCCCGACCTTCCGCTCGACAGGCGGATGTTCTGCCACTGAACTATGCGAGCATGGTATCCACACGGGGATTCGAACCCCGGCTTCCAGGTTGAGAGCCTGACGACCTAACCACTAGTCGATGCGGACATGGAGCCAACGAGAGGATTCAAACCCCTACTCCGACCGTACGAAGGGCGTGTGCTGTCGTTAACACTACGCTGGCATGGTACGCTCTCCTGGATTCGAACCAGGGACGCGCCGGGCTTCAACCGACCGCTCTACCTCTGAGCTAAGAACGTATGGTGCCCCAGGAGGGAGTCGAACCCTCAATCCCGTTGGGCGCTGCTTTCTGAGAACAGTGCGTATGCCAGTTCCGCCACCGGGGCATGGTGTGTCGGGCAGGAGTCGAACCTGCACAGCCGGGGACGGGAGGGTTACAGCCTCTTGGACTCACCTATGTCCAGCCGACACATGGAGCGACCACAGGGATTCGAACCCTGTCCTACTGGTTGGAAGCCAGTCATGTCTGCCAAGTACACCTTGGTCGCATGGAGCGTCTCACGGGCTTCGAACCCGTAACCTTCACGTTGGCAACGTGACGCTCTGGCCTGTTGAGCTAGAGACGCATGGTGGGCAATGAAGGATTCGCACCCTCGACGCGCTGCGTGTAAAACAGCCGCTCTCCTACTGAGCTAATCGCCCGTGGCTGCCTGAACAGGACTCGCACCTGTGACCTCCGCCTTCGCAGGGCGGCGCTCTATCTGCTGAGCTACCAAGCAATGGAACCCCGTGAGGGAATCGAACCCCCGCCGCGCGGCTTCGAAGGCCGCCGCTCTGTCCGCTGAGCTAACAGGGCATGTTGTCCGTGTCGTTGTAAGCCGGATTCTGTCGTGCGCACACATCTACCTCGGGGCCTCCCCCGGCCACCGTCTATAGGCGGCTGCCGCTACCAAGTTTGCGTTGCTCCCCGTCGCCTTACTGGTTAGGCGGCCAGCCGAGGCCGCTCGGATTTCAGCGGCTTACCTGACCTCCCAGGTTCGCGTCGGACGTTTGGTGTAGGAGTCCGGACTTTCCTCGACGGGGGAATCACCCGCCGCGTGTGCGTGTCGAGACACGAAGTCTTACTGAGCGTCTAGCTCCGCGATCTGTGCGTCGATGGCGCGGCACTCGTCACAGTCCTCGCAGCCACAGTCCGGGTCGTTGCCGAGCCGGTCACGTAGCTTCTGAAGCGCCTCTCGCAGAGTCATGACTCTCCCTTCAGTTGGACGCCCCGGTGGGAGTCGAACCCACGTCTCCCGACTTAGGAGGTCGAGACTTGTCCTCTAGCGGAGCGGTGGCGGAAGCCCGAGGGCACGATCCTCAGCGCCGACTGACGCCGATCAGGTTAGCAACCTGTCCCCGAACCTATCGGGTTGAACTTCCATGGCGGAAGATGAGGGAGTCGAACCCCCACAGCCTTGCGACCATCACCGGGTTCGAACCGGATAAGCACGCCTATGCGATCTTCCGTGTCCGGGGCAACACCGCCCGCTACGGCCCTGGCAGGGCCTTGCACGAACGGAGGCGGGCCAAACCCCGAAGGAACATCGAACCCGCGTTTATCCCCCTTCACCCCGGCAGCCAGCCGGGAACAGGAGGGAATTGGACGCTACTGGGGAGTCGAACCCCGTCGGCGCGTTTGCAGCACGCCTGCTCTCCGTCTGCTCTGTAGCGATGGAGGGTCAGGTGGGAGTCGAACCCACATCGTCCAGGATCACAACCTGGGGACTTACGCCGGTTAGTCTACCGACCCATGGTCAGGATGGCTGGAATTGCACCAGCGAGATGTCTCGGATCCAAACCGAGCGACGAACTGCCACGCCCTCATCCTGATGGCACGGCGTCAAGGAATCGAACCCTGTCCCAGCGGGTTGGAGCCGCTTCGGCCACCATGGCCTACACCGTATGGAGAGGCGTGTTCGCGCCACGATGGGCTAGAAAAACGTCCTCTCACCCCTATATACACCGCGAGAGGTACTTTTTAGAACCGGATCGGCGAAATATCCCCCAAAAGGGGTACGAAAACCCGCAGTTTGGTCGATTTTCCGCACCAGGAAGGGTCGCGAAGTGCTACTAAGCCGCCCAAACCGCTCCCTGAGGGTCGCACGGCGGCATGAACCTGGCTATCGGCCGGTATTCTCAAGTTTATCGGCCAGAGGGGGATGATTGCACCCTGGCGGCACCTTCCTACGGCACCACTTGCGCCGACTGTGGCGAATCTAGGCCGGGCGGAAGGCCCTAGCGGGGCAAGACTTCCACATATGCAGCCCCCATGAGCGTCAGCGAATGCTCTTAGGGCTGCTTCGCACTCTACAAACACCCTTCTACAAAAACGCGCGTGCACGAGGGGCCAGATAACGCCTGCAAACGCAGTGGTTTTGTTGTCAGCGGGGGCTACACTTCCCAGGTGCGCACATTGGGGGCAGTGCTTTCACACACACACACGGTACTACCTCAACGGGGGGCACGGGAGTCTGTGCCAACCTGCCGAAAGCTAGTGAAAGTTGTGCGAACATACGTTCTAATGCCCTTGCCTGGCCTCAGTGTGCCCGTGTGCCCTAGCCGTTTGGTGCGCTGCCATGCCTAGCTAGCAGGGTAAGACCACGCCTAGCAGCGTACGGCCAGGGCGCAGCACACGAACGCATGTTCCCATAGCATACGGCACGCTGTGCAACGCCATCCGCGCAGGTTGACCAGGAGCCATGCGGATTTGAGGCCCAGGTTCAGGCTAGGCTAAACCCCGCAAACCCAGTCGGGCAGCCAAATCACCCGATTCACGCGGCGGAAAGCATGCAAAACCAACCGATCGTTCCGAACATGCGTTCGCATCATCGGCACGTGCGGGCACCCTGATATAGGCCCAATATCAGAACCCGTAGAAACCCGCAGAATCCCTGGAAATGAGCACCTTTTCGGCAGCCATTTTGCAGATCGTGAATAACTGAGGGTTGCGCCCTGCAAATCGTTCGCCGATACTGCGGCCATGTCAACCACACGCACACACACGGGATCCCCGCCGGACGGCGCGACGGGGACGGCAGACGGGAAAGCCGCTGCCCGCGCATCCGCCCGCGCAAGCATCCGGGCAGCCAAGCGCAAGCGCCGCACAAGCGCGCAGAACATTCGCTCGCACACTCACACGGTCGCACGCGTGAACGGCGAGCCGGTCAAGCTTGACGGCAACCCGAACACGGCCAAGCGGCACGCGGCCAAGCTTGACAACACGGCGCGGCTCACCCCCCGCCAGTACAGCCCTGGCACGCCAGACGGCAAGCGCCACTACATGCCGACCCTGGAAACCTCGTGGGCACGCATGCCCGCGCTGGGCAGCCACCTGTCCAAGCGGCCGCTGAAGGGCACGAGCCGTGGCTAGCGTCACGGCTCAACCCCTCTCCCTCGCTGGGTCACGCGGCGGGGCGAGCGAGCCGGAATGGCACCGGCTTGAGCGCGAGGCTTCACGCCACTTCGACGGCTTCACCTGGCTATGTGACCCGCCCACGGACGAGGGATTCAAGATCCCCCAAACGGGTGATACAGCCGAGGCTGATCCCCGCCGATAATCTCACCACAACATACGAATCCCGCCCGCTGGGTCACGCGGCTGGCGACAGGGCACGAGGCTTCCACGAGCCTACGCGATCCCCGCACGGCAGCGCGATGCGCCCCGTGTGGTAGCGCCCCACTGGCGCGGCTTCGCTAGGCTCATGGAAACCCCGACCCGAAAGGTGGACACGATGTCCAGAACGATCCGCTACGGCAGCGAGTACACCGCGCAGACACACAAGCGCGGCTGCAAGATCCGCCGCACGTTCAACACGCTGAGCGCGGCGTACCCGGAAATGAGCGAGGCCAACATCGTCCGCATGGTCGCCCGCCGGACGGGCAACCGCATCGAGACGGTGCAGGCTGCGCTGTGAACTTCCGCCTAGCATGCGGCCACACGGTCACGGTTGAGCCGTGGACGTGCTGGCTGACCCTGATTCACAAGCCGTGCCTTGCGTGCCTACGCGAGGCCATCGAGACAAGGAGCGACAATGGCCACTGAGCTTCCGCACTTCCGCGCTGGCATCCGCAAGGACAACGGCACGCCCCGCGTGACGCTTGACCTGGACTTGACCGCCGCGCTGGCGCTGGGACGGTTTCTCGGTGCCCTGGACAGCGGCACGGCTGCTGGCTTCGGCCTGACCGGACGCGAGTACGATGCGCTGATGGACGTGCTGGAGTACGGCGACGATGCCCCGTTCCCGCTTGAGCCGCTGGGCCGCAGCGTGATCTACAAGCTGCTCCAGATGATGCCCCGCGTGCGCTTCGGCGACTAGTGTTTGATCGAGGGCGGCTGGCGACCGCCCTGCTTCAAACACTCGACACGAAAGGACACGATGCGAGCGTTCGACGCACATAGAGACGGCTTCCACATGAGCTTTCCGAACGGCTACACCGTTTCGGTGATGTGGGGGCAGGGCAACTACGCCGATGCAGGCAAGACCACCGCTGAACTCGCGGTGTGGGACGTGACCCAGGACGGCGAGCCTTTCGTCCGTGTCCCTGGCGTGACCGATCCCTACGACCAGGTGTCTCCCCGCCTGAGCGCCGCGCAGGTGGCGCTGGCGCTGCACCTAGTCGCCATCGCCGCACCTGGCGCGTTCAAGAGGGCCACACTGTGACCGACTACGACACGAACATTCGGGCCGCGTTCGAAGCGGCCACCCCCGACGACCTGGCCAAGGGCCTCCGCTGGTATGCAAACGCTCAGCGCGAGGGCCGCAAGGTAGGGCCGACGCTGCACCGAGGCGTGGGCGTCATCGCGGCGCTCAGCCCGCTGCAAGCGTGGGACGTGAACATCGAGCTTGCGAACAAGCTGGCCGCTGTCCACGCCGAGGGCAAGCCGATGCCGACGACCGGCTACGGCTTCAAGCGCAACACGGCCAAAGCCTGGGCGATCCTGAACGGCGCTAAGCCGCTGGATGTCCTGAGCGGGCCGAAGGTGCGAGCGTTCTACCGCAACATGCTTGGCTGCTCCGACAGCGTGACCGTTGACCGCTGGGCCGTGCGAATCGCCATAGGCGACCCCGACCACAGCGGCACAGTCCCGAGCGGCGAGTACGATGCGATGGCCGACGCTTTCCGCCGAGTCGCGGCGGAGAAGGGCCTGACACCGCGTGAGCTTCAAGCGGCCACCTGGACTTGGGTGCGCCGCGTGCATGCGAGGGCCAATCGCGATCCGAAACACTGGCAGTAACCCGTCGAAAATCTCTAACTTGCGACGGCAGCGCCGACGCAGAGACAGGAGGATTCATGCGTGACAAGACATTCGCGGAGCGCACCGAGATTCTGGAAGCGTTCCTGGCCGACTGCGCCAACGATCCGGCGCGGGTGTTCATGCTGACCAGCAACGAGGCGGTTGACCTGCTCAACCTGCTGTCGGGGCTGCGCTACGATCTGGACATCTGCCGCGAGGCCAACGAGGACTGGGCCGACACCGCCGCCGACCTGCGCGACGATCTGGCTACGGCCAAGACCGGCCTGCGCGAGTTCGCCAAGGAGGCCGCGTTCGAACGTCAGTTCGTGGGCGTGCTTCAGGAGGCGCTGACCATGGCGCAGGACGAACGCGACGAACTTCGCGGCGTCAACAAGACCCTGCGCAAGGAACTGGCGCTGGCCAACCTGCGCACCGTAGAGGTTCAGTTCGACGACGGGGTGCTGACCATGCGCGAGCTGGACGCAGCCAAGGCCGACTGCTTTGCGGCGGGCTGCGACGATGTGGACATCGCGAGCAGGTGGCTCCGTGGCTAGCCCGCGAGACGACCACGGCTACGAGGACGCGGTGACCGACTACCTGGAGGGCACGACCGACAGCATCGAGGGCAGCCCCGAGTGGTACCCCGGCTGGGGACTGCCGCCCGACAGCGACTGGCTTCAACAGCGCATGCGTGAGCGCGAGGGCCGACTGCGCCCCGACGACGTGTGCTACATCGTGAATGAGCCGAGCACATTCCCTGGCGAGCAGCCGGTGGCCATCGTCGGCCAGCTACGCCTCGACGGAACGGAGGTTGGACGTGCCGATGAACCGACTACCTGACCCGCAGGACGAACTCGACGCTCGACGTGCCGATTTTGCCCGCCACCGGGTTGAGAACGCGTTGCTTGTTATGTTCTGCATCGGCTTCATCGGCGGATTCGTGGCCGCATTGGTGGTTGAATGGCTGACCTGACCCCTGAGGATGACGGCACGCTAGGGCCGTGCGGCTGCATGGACTACCACATGGCCGACTGCGACGGCACCAAGGCCATGACCAAGGACGACTACCTCGACCTGTACGCCGGGAGCTACCCGGACGACTGGCCCGACGAAGAAGGGTGGTAAACATGCACCACGTCAACACACAGCACATCGCCAAGTCTACGAAGCTGGGCGCTCTGCGCCGCTTCGATGTGCGCTGCGAGAACACGCTGCGCAACATCAGCTACGACATCATGGTATTCGCCGCCGATCAGATGGACGCAAACTGGACGGCGCGGCGGTACATCGAGGACAACAACCTCGTGCGGGCTGAGCGCATGGTAACGAGCGCGTGATGCTGCACAACTACCGCCCATCTGGAGTACCAGCGCCGCAGGCTACCTGCGACGAACTAAACCGAAACGCAGCGTACACCATCGCGCTGCGCAACGCTGAGGCGTTCGTTCGAACCCTCGCCGAAATCCGGGCGCTGCCCGAGAAGGAGGACGCATGAGTTCCAAGATTCAGGAGGCGATCAACACGCTGGAGGATGTCATTGACGACATCCCCGGCCTGAGCAAGACCGATCTGGAGTACGCGCTGACCGAGCTTGAGAACGAGGCCCGGTCACTCTCGCAGCGGCTGGACGCCATCGGCCACAGCGACGAGTCGTCGCAGGCTGAGGCGCTGGCCGATAGCCTCAACAGCCTCTACAACGAGGTCTGACAAGATCCCCCAAATGGGGGATTCAGGACTGGCCCGCCAGGGCCGATACTAAGACTAGCCCGCTGGAGAACGCGGCGGGGCACGAGACGAAAGGAGAACTGTGCGCGTAGACGAGAAAAAGAGACTGCACCAGACCACAGCCGGTGTCGGCATCAAGATGTCCATTGACGAGAGCGCCACGGCGCACATCATGGACGTGCTGACCAAGCTGTACGCGAACCCGCTGCTGGCGGTCATTCGCGAGTACAGCACGAACGCCTGGGACAGCCACAAGCAGGCGGGGGTGGACGAGCCTATCGCCGTCACGCTCCCGAGCGCGCTGGCACCCACGCTGACGATCCGCGACCACGGCATCGGCCTGGACGCTGACGACATCGAGAACATCTACAGCCGCTACGGTACCAGCACGAAGCGCGACAGCAACGAGGCCGTCGGCATGCTGGGCCTCGGCTGCAAGTCCGCGCTCAGCTACACTAGCCAGTTCACCCTGGAGGGCCGCAAGGACGGCACCAAGGTGGCCGTGCTCATCAGCCGCGACGAGGACGGCGCAGGCTCCATGACTCCGGTGGGCATCGAGGACACCGACGAGCCGAACGGCGTCACCGTCCACGTGCCGATCAAGGCCAGCGACGTGTCCACCGCGACCGGGCTGGCGTATGAGTTCTTCCGGTTCTGGCCCGAGGGCGAAGTCCTCGTGAACGGCGAGACGCCAGACGAGTCGCACAAGCTCGACGGCATCTGGCTCACCGACCGCATCCTCCTGACCCAGGACGTGCGGCACGATCTGGTGGTCATGGGCAACGTGCCCTACCCGCTGGTCGAGGGAACCGCGCCGCTGTTCCAGCATCACGCCTGGAGCGCCGTGTGCTACGTGGACATCGGGGATGTCAACTTCGCCCCGAGCCGCGAGAACCTCATGACCACGCGGCGGACGACCGCACGTCTCGACGCCTTGCGCAAGGAGGTCGAGGCCGAGTTCGAAAAGAGCATCCAGGATCAGATCACGAACGCCAAGACCGCCAAGGAGGCGCAGGAACTGCTCGTCAAGGGCAGGTCGATGGGCTTCAAGGGCAAGGCCATCTTCAAGGGCCGCGAGGTCGTGCTCAAACTGACACGCAAGACCCCGACCAAGATGGAGAAGGACTACCGGGGCGTCGATGTCGAAGTCCCTCAGTGGTACGGCGGGCCGGACGAGTGGTCGGTCGAGCAGGCGTTGAAGTACAGCTACCTGCACACGAACGAGCGGTACTACAGCCGCAAGAGCGGCGACCGCACGCAGTCCATCGACCTGACCGCCGAGGGCCAGCACATCTTCACCGGCTTCGACGGCAAGGCCATGACGAACGTGAAGCGGGCCAAGCTGGAGCTTTGGTTCCAGCAGAACGCGCCGGACGCCACGACCAAGACCTACGACGGATTCTCCCTGCCCCACTGTGTGTTCGTGGACGAACTCACATCGGACGAGAAGTTCTGGACGAAGGGCTGGGCCGTCCATGACTGGGCCGACGTGCAGGCCATCGAGTTGCCCAAGGCTGTCACCGCTGACGGCACGACCACCCGACTGAAGGGCAGCTACGACGCCCTCATCCGGGGGCGGCGCTGCGAGGGCGTGCCAGCGGCCACGATCCTAGACGAGGCCAAGACCACGAGCCTCTACTGGGTGCAGGGCAACCTGTGGAGCGGCAGCGGGCACCGGGCGTTCAAGTCCGGGGCGCTGGCCGAAAGCGCCAGCATCCTTGTCTGCCTCGGTGCGAACCGCATCGACAAGTTCTGCCGGGACTTCCCGGCGGCCAAACGACTCGACGATGCCGCCAGGGAGGCGGCGGAAAGGTGGGTGAAGCAGCAGGACAACGAGACTCGGAAAGCGTACTCCGTGCAACGTCGGTGCAACGTGGACTTGCTCAAGAAGCTGACCGCAGCCGACCTGGACGACCCCGAGCTTCAGAAGCTCCATGCCCTGGCGTCGAAGAACGTTGCGACCTACACGGCGAACAGGCAAACGTTCGCCGCCTGGGTCAATGACGATGGCGACGGCAAGGCTGAAGCCTGGGCCGACAAGCTCCTGGCGAGCTACCCGCTGTACAACAGCATCGGGCGGTACGACGTGCCCGACAAGAAGCACGTAGTTCTCTACCTCAACGCCGTGTACAACGCGCGGCAGAAAGGAGGCATCTAGTATGGGCCTCATCTTCACACTGACGGGCGACGGCGAGTCGTCCTCCATCGCTGTCTATGTGGACGGGCAACTGCTCGTCGCTGGCAGCGACCACCCCAACTTCCCGACCATCGTGAAGTTGGCCCGTGACGGCGATGAGTCCGTCGCGGATCTGTTCGACATCGGGCAGCAGGTCGCATCGACCTTCGATGCGGTGTCCGAGCGTGTGTCCTACGCGGACGGACGGCTGTACTTCGACGGCGACCCCATCGAGGGACTGCTCGTCGATCACATCCTCCGTGCGCTGGAGTTCGGTATCCAGGACGTGACCGGCCTGGTCAACTTCCTGGAGAACCTGAGCGCCAACCCCAACCCGGAGTCCGTGAGCATGCTCTACGACTGGCTCCAGGCCAACGGCGAGTTCACCATCGACACCGACGGCATGCTCGTCGGGTACAAGGGTGTCGCCGCTGACGGCAAGTCGATTCACAGTGGCAAGGCCATCGTGAACGGCGAGGTCGTCAAGGGCCGCATCCCGAACGATCCGGGATCGGTCATCGAAATGCCTCGCTCCGAGGTTCAGTTCGACCCGAGCATCGGGTGCCACACCGGCCTGCACGTGGGCACGTACGACTACGCCCGCAGCTTCGGCCAGGGCAGCCTGCTTGAGGTTCGCGTGAACCCGCGCGATGTCGTGAGCGTCCCGACCGACTGCTCCGCGCAGAAGCTCCGCGCCTGCCGGTACACGGTCGTCGGTGCGATCAGCGATCCGTACGACACTCCCGTCTTGGGTGGCGAGTACGACGGTGACCTGTACGCTCCCGAGTACGACGTGTGGGGCGAGTACGACTTCGACCTGGACGAGTACGAGTACTAGGCCGAAGGGCAACTGGCTAGCCGGGGGCGGCTTCGGTCGCCCCCACACTTCTGTTGGAAGGAGGCACCATGAGACGACGCAACGACCCGTATAGCTACCGCTACCACCCAAAGCTGGAGAGCGTCACCTTCGACATCGCGAACCTGATCGGCGCAACCGTGACGATCATCGGCGCGGTGCAGGGGTCGGGCTGGACGTGCATCACTGGGCTGGCCATCGCCGTGTTCTTCAGCGCGAGGCTCACGGTGAAGCGATGATGCGCTACGCACTCGCACTCATCGCCGGTGCCGCTGCTGTCGCTGCCTATCAGGCGTGGCAGGAGCGGATGTTCCAGAACGAAGTGCGCCGCGTCATCGCGCACGCCAACCTGATCTGCAAGGAGGCAGCATGACCCCGATCTTCACCAAGACGCACAAGGTGCGCATCATCTACAAGAGCGGCCACGTCGAGACGCTCAAGGGCGTCAAGTCATTCAAGGTCAAGTACAATGCCAAGGGCGATCTGACCGAGGTAACGTGGGAGATTGTCGGCAAGCCGCGCCCGCTGCACGTGGGCATCAACGAAATCGCGGCGGTGTACGAGCTTTGACCAAGGCGGTGTACGACAACCACATCGAGGACGACGAGTTCCACCCCGACCCGAGACGGGCCGCTGTCCACGCCGACCGCAAGGCGGTGGAGGCCAGCTTCCGCTGGGTCGTGAACGAACTCAACCGCGAACTCGCCAAGAAGCCGAAGGACAAGGAGAAGATAGAGCAACTGACCAACCGCCGGGAAGAACTGGCGGATATCCTGACGAAGGAGGACGACGAGGATGGCAGCGACGAGTAAGTTCAACGATGCCGTGGCCGAGTGGCTGCGGCGCAAGACCGGCTACGCAGTCAATCCCGACAGCATCGACTTCGGGACGGAGTGGAGCGGCGGCTGCGAGACGTGCGACTACGCCTACGCCGCGATCACGTACAGGCGCGTCACAGGCCAGTGGGAGGCGTACGATATGGCCTACACAACCCCAGGTGACTTCGTTGCTGAAGTCGCCGCAATCGTATTGGAGGTAAACACATGAGCACACACGACATCGCATCGGCACTGCTCATCTTCTTCGCCGTGAGCGTCGTGCTTACCGTGGTGGACGAGGATCAGCCGAAGCCGGTCTGGAACAAGGCGTACACGATGAAAGCGATCCTGGCGCTTCCCACGCTCGTGCTCTACTTCACGCTGATCTGGCGGTCGCTCTAATGGCCCGCACACTTCGACTCAGCGAACCGGCGGCCACCACGGTCACGGACGAACTTGGCCGCACGCGGCTGGTCGTCCTAGCCATCGACGCCCACGGTAAGGTGTGGGCCAACCCCGACGCCCTCAACGGCGCGGACTGGGAGCCGCTGAGCAACAAGACCAAGGATCTGGCAGCCGTCGAATCGTACGAATAGCCGTCGGCGCAGAACCCCAGCAACCATCGAGAAAAGGAGGTCGTACATGGCCAGCAAGAAGATTTTCCCGTCGCTTTTCCCGCCGCAGAGTCGGCCCGTCATGGATCGCTACCACGAAGATCACAAGACGCCCGACGAGCGGATGGCCGAGCACAAGGCGTCCGTCGCACACATGGGGGCCGACCCTCACACGACCAGGCTTCAGATCCGGGCGAAGCTGGGCGACGAGCGCGCCCTCGTTCGTGGTATGTACGACCGCACCGTGAAGGGTAAGCGTGGTCGCCGTGGCTGACCGCTCCCAGGCTGAACGAATCGAACCGCGCGACGTTCTGGCCCGCGTTGAGCTATGGCCTGCGGAAACCGAGGCTCGGTCGCTCATCATCGAGCTTGCCCGACAACTCGAACAGGTCGAGGCCGAGAGGGATCGGCTTCAAAGCCGCATCGACGGAGAAGGGCCGCAAGTCTCGATGGGCACCGCTGCTGGCCTCTTGAGCCGAGAAGTCGAGGCGCGCAAACAAGCGGAGTCCGAGAGGGATCGGTACAGGGAGGCAATCGACCAGCACTTGAAGTGGTGCTCGTCACCGGATGTGCTTAGCGAAGCCCTCCACCCACAAGAGGGAGCCGAACGTGGCTGACCTGATCCGCAAGTGGTGGCGCAAACGGCAGACGGTCATGCGCCGCTGCTGGTACTGCGAG